CTTATGGGTAAGAACTTTCCACGGAAAGAATTAAAAATTATAGACCTGACCCTCCGTATGTTCATCGAACCCGTACTGGATTTAGACCTCGGATTACTTGAACAGCATCTTGAAGACACTAAAGAGCTTAAGGATAAGTTGTTACTGGATGCTGGAGTCGAGAAAGAAGATTTGATGAGCAACCCTAAGTTTGCTGGATTGCTTGAGATTCTGGGGGTCAAACCTCCCACCAAGATTAGCCTCACCACAGGTAAAGAAACGTTTGCCTTTGCCAAGTCAGATGAAGCCTTCAAAGAACTCCAAGAGCATGAAGATGTGCGTGTCCAAACATTGGTCAACGCTCGACTCGGTAACAAAAGCACGTTGGAAGAAACACGTACGCAGCGGTTCATCGATATATCTAAGCGTGGATTGTTACCCGTTCCTGTCAAGTATTACGCAGCGCACACTGGACGTTGGGGTGGATCTGACAAGATAAACCTCCAAAACTTACCTAGCCGTGGTCCTAACGGTAAGAAGTTAAAGAGAAGTATGATAGCCCCAGAAGGTTACATGATAGTTGACTGTGATTCATCGCAGATCGAGGCTCGCGTGCTTTCTTGGTTAGCAGGTCAGCATGATCTAACCGAAGCATTCAGGAACGGAGAAGATGTTTATAAGAAGATGGCTATGTCTATCTATGCCGTCAAAGAGGAATCTGAGGTAACAAAAGACCAGCGGTTTGTTGGTAAGACCACAATTCTTGGGGCTGGTTACGGCATGGGAGCCGTACGGTTCAAGGATCAGTTGCAGTCATTTGGGTTCGACATAGAACTAGACGAAGCCCGCCGTGTAATAAACATTTACAGAGAAACAAATTTTCACATAGCTAGGTTCTGGAACGACGCCAGCCATACGTTACGTTGTATGGAACAGGGGGTAGGCTCAGAGCTTGGTATAAAAGGTGTTATAGGGATAGACCCTGCTGTACCTGCGATCATCTTACCTTCTGGTTTACAGATGCGGTATGAGGACTTGCGGGGGGAGCAGGGTGAGAAGGGGGTGGAGTATACCTACAAGGTACGACGAGGCCGAAACCGGATATACGGTGGGAAAGTTGTCGAGAACGTATGTCAGGCGGTAGCGCGTTGCATAATCGGTGAGCAGATGTTAAAAATTGCTGAGCGATACCGCGTTGTACTTACGGTGCATGACTCTGTTGTGTGCTGCGTACCAGAAGCGGAGGTTCACGAGGCACAACGGTACATTGAAGAGTGTATGCGTTGGTTGCCTGAATGGGCCGATGGTCTGCCCATCGATTGTGAGTCTGGTATTGGCAAAGCGTATGGAGATTGTTAATGGGTCGGGTAGTTGATCTAGGAAAGTACAGAGACGAAAAGCGATTTAGAGAGGAGCTTGAGGAAGAGATGAGTACCCTGATGTATTCGGAAGAGATAGAAGAAGGGTCACATTTAGATAATGTTCTGAAAGAGATGGAGGAAGAAGTCATCTCCATATCCGTACTTAAAAAAGATGACGTGTATATAGTACGTATCCACCACCTAGATTACACACAGGAACCTCCTGTCTTACAGCACATGACTATAAAGCGAAAAGACATCCGTGAAGTTGCTAGTTCGTTGTCAGAAATTGATAATTATTTACCAGAGGAAGAGATTACTTGAGTATTTACCCTTGGTCTTTCAGTAAGATCAAATCTTTCGAGCAATGTCCTAAGAAGTTTTACCACTTAAAGGTTATTAAGGACTATTCGGAACCAGAAACGGAGGCCATGTATTACGGTACCGCGTTTCATGAGGCAGCAGAAGAATACGTACGGGATAACGTACGCTTGCCTCCACAGTTTGACTATGCCAAGCCCGCATTGGACGCACTTATCGCTAAACGTGGTAAGAAGTTATGCGAATATAAGATGGGTTTGACAGCTAATTTAGAACCATGCGACTTCTTTGCAGATGACGTTTGGTTCCGTGGGATTGCAGACTTAGTGATCCTTGATGAAGAGACCGAAACTGCTTGGGTGGTGGATTACAAGACAGGTAAGAACGCACGTTACGCAGATAAAGGTCAGTTGGAGTTGATGGCGTTAGCTACCTTCAAGCACTTTCCTGATGTTAAGACAGTGCGCGGCGGGTTGATGTTCGTAGTGTCAAACGAGTTAGTCAAAGACACTTATGAGTTCAACATGCAGGGTGAGTTGTGGCGCAAATGGTTGGCTGATTTTACAAATATGGAATCGGCTTATGATAAAGATGTGTGGAACGCTAACCCTAGTGGGTTGTGTAGGGCGCACTGTGTGGTACTAGAATGCCCGCACAACGGGAGAAGGTAAATGCCTTACAAAAACAAGAAAGACAGAAAGAAGCAAAAGAACAAACCAGTCGGTAGTCCAGAGTTCAAGCGGCGTATGGAGCGGCAACAGGCTCGCCGTGATATGGATAGGACTGGAAGAGATGCAAACAACAATGGCAAGGCGGATAAACGAGAAGGTAAAGACGTTAGCCATAACAAAGCATTAGCAAGAGGCGGTAGCAATAAAGACGGTGTACGGGTAGAGAGCCGAAGCGCAAACCGTAGCCGTAACTTGAAGAAGAAATCTCCCAGACGCTTAGCCTGATGCGTCTATAAACAACGTGGGTTTTTCGATCCTTACGATTAGGTTAAGTGACGTTTTGAGCCTACAAAAATCAGGTTAGTCCGTGCACCATAGTAGCATTTTCGCAGACCTAGCCCCATCTGTGGACGAAGCGGGGCTTTTAGGAGGAAAGATGGAAATCATTAACAACAAGGCGCTTCTTTTGCGCCTTCGTAACCCTCAAAAAGTAACGACTGTTATACCCAACAGTAAAGAGCTTGCAGATAATAAAGTAGTTGTGAAGTGGGGTATCGACGAAGCACAAGTTCTAAAGAACCTTAACATAAAGGTACCGTCGCCCATCGAAGGTAAGTACAAGTGGACAGGTAAATACGCTCCCTTCGAGCATCAGAAGACTACCGCTTCTTTCCTTACGCTTAACAAACGTGCCTTCTGTTTCAATGAACAAGGTACCGGTAAGACTGCTAGTGCAATCTGGGCAGCAGACTATTTAATGCAAGAAGGTTATGTTCGACGTGCATTGGTTATCTGCCCCCTGTCTATCATGGACTCCGCGTGGAAGGCTGATCTGTTTACGTTCGCTATGCACAGGTCGGTAGACGTAGCGTATGGGTCAGCAGAAAGACGTAAGCAGATAATTAATGCGGGCAGTGATTTCGTAGTAATAAATTATGATGGTGTTGAGATCGTATCGGACGCCATCACCAACAACGATTTCGATCTGATCATTGTGGATGAAGCGACTCACTACAAGAACGCGCAGACCAAACGTTGGAAAACACTTAATGCGCTCGTCACTCCTGACAAGTGGTTGTGGATGATGACTGGTACACCCGCAGCTCAAAGTCCTTTGGACGCATACGGCATAGCTAAACTTGTTAACCCATCAGCAGTGCCTAGATTCTTCGGTACGTTCCGTGATCGTGTGATGCACAAGATAACTAACTTCAGGTGGATACCGAAAGAGGACGCTACCGACACAGTGTTTAGAGTGTTGCAACCCGCAATCCGTTTTACCAAGGAGGAATGCTTAGACCTTCCAGATATGGTGTACACCAAACGTGAGGTAGAGCTTACTCGACAGCAGATCAAGTATTACAAAATCCTGAAAGACCGCATGGTAATGGATGCCGCTGGCGAACAAGTTACAGCAGCAAATGCGGCGGTTAACATGAACAAGTTACTGCAAATATCTTGTGGCGCAGTGTACACCGACAAGGGTGAGTCACTAGAGTTCGACATCAAGCATCGCTATAAAGTCCTACGTGAAGTCATCGATGAGTCCAGTAAGAAGGTGTTGGTGTTCGTACCTTTTAAGCACGTCATCGACATGCTGGTGGAGAAGTTAAAAAGTGATGGGATTACTACCGAAATTATTAGAGGGGACGTATCGGCTCCTAATCGAACTGACATATTCAAACGATTTCAGATCAGTGATGACCCCCGCGTTCTAGTAATCCAACCCCAAGCTGCGGCACACGGTGTAACGCTGACAGCAGCAAATACGGTGGTCTGGTGGGGGCCAACAAGCTCACTAGAAACCTATGCCCAAGCCAACGCTAGGGTGCACAGATCGGGTCAAGACCATAAGTGTACTGTGGTACAGCTACAAGGGTCTGCAATAGAAAAACACGTTTATAGAATGCTTGATAACAAAATAAACATACATACAAAAATTATAGACTTATACAACGAAATACTTGCATAATTAATTTAAGTACACTATATTCTACAGTTCGACTAGAGAAGGAGATCGAAATGGAAGAGGATAGTCATTTGTCTGTGGATAAGCTAACCAAGGTTTATCTAAAGATAACTGCTAAACGTTCTGAATTAAAGAAGGCTTTTGATGAGGAATATCAACGCCTTTCAGATGCGCGTGACAAAATCAAGTTAGCTTTGTTAGAGCATTGCAAAGAGCATAACGTCAATAGCGTGAGGACTGAGGAGGGGCTGTTTTACCGAACGGTTAAGCAGAGCTTCTGGACGAACGACTGGGAATCGATGTACGAGTTCATACTCGATAACAAGGTACCTGAGTTCTTCGACAAACGCCTCAATCAGAAGAACGTGCGTGAGTTCCTAGAGGCAAACCCCGATAAGTTACCGAAAGGGCTTAATTCGGATTCAACCTACACTATCTCTGTAAGGAGACCCAAAAAATGAGTAGCCCCTTTGTCCCTATCGCAGATGTTGCAAAACATTTCAAGGTAAACCAAGCCACCATACGTGGTTGGTTGAAAGCAGGGATCATCCCCAAAAGTACCTATATCCATATAGGTTCAACCTATCGGTTCAATCTGGCCGCTATCACCGAGGCTTTGACTGCCGCTGAAGATGAGGAAGTTAAACCAAATAGTTGGAATGACATCAGCGGTGATGAAGAACCCGTCCCTCAACTAGAAACAGATGAAGACTATTAATGGGCGAGACACTCAAAAGAATCAGTATACGCAACCGCCGTTTTGAAGGTCTGCCTGAAATAGCGGAAGAATCTGTAAATGTAGTAGTGGTTGGTGTAGCCTACATGTCCCGTATTTATTACGCGGATGCTTATGACCCTGATAAGGTCGCGCTACCGACTTGCTGGTCTTCAGATACAGACACTCCCGCCGTAGATGTTCCAGCAGAACAGAGGCAAGCGGGGCGTTGTTTAGATTGTGTCCACAACATAAAGGGGTCCGGTGCGGGCCAAAGTCGAGCATGTAAATTTGTGCAACGATTGGCCGTAGTGATAGAGGATGATCTGGAAACAGTTTATCAGCTACAGCTATCCTCACCCTCTATTTTTGGGGACGCGATTGGGGTGAACATGCCTTTGAAAGCCTACGCTAGGTATTTAGAGGCGCAGAACACCCCAATAGTCGCTGTGGTGACGAAGATATTTTTCGACCCTAAAAGCGACTTACCAAAACTCTTCTTCAGACCTATACGTCCACTAGAAGAGCAGGAGTACGAAACCATACAGACCATGATGAAGCATCCTGATACTACGAAAGCAATTACTTTAAATGTAGTTCCACTGGAGGACGCGGGTGCATCACCATTTTCTGAAGTAGATGGCTTCGTTTTTAATGACTAATGTTTGGAGAAAACATAAATGACTTATCAAATTAAAGGTGTAGAGGCGCTTTACCCTCGGATTAATCGGACATATAAGTTCGACAGCAGTGAAAACCGAAGCGTTCCGTGTGACCCAACTGATGATGGCGCGTCATACGAAATGTCCTTCAAGATGAACGAGACGCAAGCGAAAGCATTAATGACCGCGATGGCTACGGCTTATAAGGAAAAACGTGAGGCTAAGTGGCCCGAAAAGTTCCCAGTGCCTTTCACCAAAGATGATGACGGTATGTATATCGGTAAGGCAAAACTTAAGGGTGCGTACGGAAAGGATGTTACTGCAAAGCCGAAGCAGTATGACGCTAAGAACAAGATCCTGCCAGATGATTTCCAACTGACAACTGGAAGTACGGTAAATATCGCTGTTGTGTTAATTCCTTACCACATGCGCGACTCTGGGGTTTCACTTCGTTTGCGTGCCGTACAGGTTATCAAATACGTACCTATGCAAGTGTCTTCACCGTTTGAAGAAGTTGATGGGTTTGACAGTCAGGGATCTACTGAAGATGAAAGCCCGTTCTTTGATCTAGATACCGAATCTAGTTCGGAGGTAGAGGCAGCAGTAGATGATGTGGAGGACATCATCGAAGAACCGAAGAAGAAAGCGATGAAAGTTAAAACCGCTGCTCCCAAAGAGAAAGCGGATCTGAGTGACCTTGTTGATGCTTGGGACGATTAGTCCTAATTAATTTGGGCTTTAACAAGAAGAAGCCCATTCATTCAACAGTATCCACGGCTAGACTAGTCGAAAAGGGCGTGACTCTGCCCCTGCCGTGGTGTCTTTCGGATCTATCTCATGGAAACAGCTATATTTTTAAAGGAGGCGCTACCGAAAAACGGGTCGTATTGTGTATTTGCATCCAAATCATCTGCCGATAAAAGATCACAGCAGTTCTTTGATTCCGTAGATGACCTGATTGATGCGGCACAGGACTTGGATACAAAGGGTTATGATGTTTATTTCGCACTAGCTAGTTTCAAGGAAGCTAACTCACGTAAAGTAGATAACGTACAATCTTTGAAGTCGTTTTTTCTAGATCTTGATTGTGGCCCATCGAAAGATTTTGTATCGCAGAAGGAAGCGATATCTCAACTAAAGACATTTTGTACTAAATTTAATTTGCCACGCCCTTTAATGATTAACTCTGGGCGTGGTGTCCACGTTTATTGGGTGTTATCCGAAGCCGTACCTTTAGATGACTGGCTACCTGTAGCCACTAAATTGAAGCAGTTGTGTGCGGATAATAACTTTTTAGCAGATCCCGCTGTCACGGCGGACGCTGCACGAGTGTTGCGGGTACCCCAAACCCATAATTACAAACCAGACATCCCAGCAGAGGTAGACTTTGTTGGGGCACACCTACCCAATCTTGTTGACTTTGATTTGTTTTCGAGATCGCTCGGAAATGATGTGATACCAGTTCCCACAAAGAGACTGGATGGAGCCAACGCGGTGATGAACGCAGCGTTGTCAAACCGCGAGTATCGTTTCAAAGATATCCTACGCAAGACCAATCAAGGAGATGGCTGCACCCAAATACACAATGCGTTAACTAACCCTAACGAGGTATCAGAACCTATTTGGCGGGGCGTATTGTCGGTACTGAAAGCGTGTAGCGATGGGTCCAGAGAAAAAGCTCACAAGATCTCTAAGGGATATGACGGGTATGACCCAGAAGAGACCGACGCTAAATGGGATAAGTTAACTTCTGACAAACGATACACTTGCGCTAGGTTTGAAGAGATTCAGCCAGAAACGTGTTTACACTGCCCAAATAGGGGTAAATATAGATCGCCTTTGCATATCGGAAAGCGTGTAAAGGAAGCTACAGAGGAAGAATACGTAGTTGAGGCACCTGCTTTAGATCTACCTAACACCCCTATTAACACATTCGTTATACCTAAATATCCTTACCCCTACCTACGCGGCTCTAACGGCGGCGTTTATATACGCTCACAGGATTCGGAGGGGAACGAGAACGAAGAACGCATTTACCATAACGACCTCTATGTAGTTAAACGCATAGTCGATATAGAACTAGGGGAGTCTATAGTGTTGCGTTTGCACTTACCAAGAGATGGTGTGCGGGAATTTACGGTACCGCTTACGTCTGTAACTTCTAGAGAAGAACTTAGAAAGAGCATGTCCATGCACGGGGTGGCTATAGCGAAGGTAGATAAACTTATGGAATACGTAACAACGTGGGTAAATGAACTACAGGAGAAAGAGATGGCAGATAAAGCTTACAGGCAGTTTGGCTGGATCGATGACGAAGCCACAGGGTTTGTACTCGGTAACCAGATAATTTTGAAAGATGAGGTGCGGTTTAACCCACCGTCGAAGACTACTATGAGTCTGTTCCCGTACTTTCAACCTGAAGGTACCTTAGACGAGTGGCGACAAGTTATTGATTTCTACAACCGGCCCGGATTTCAATTACACCAATTTGCTACCTGTGCGGGGTTCGGTTCGGCACTTGTGCATTTTGTAGATGACATAGCGTGTGCAGCACTACATATTTACAGTAAAGACTCTGGGCTAGGTAAGACCACCGCCATGAGAGCAGCAGCGTCTATATGGGGTGACCCCGGCGAGCTAGTGATTAATCAAGGCGATACGGGCAACAGCCAGATGAACCGATCCGAGGTGCTGCATAGTTTGCCCTTACTAATTGACGAACTTACAAACGCCAAAAGCGAGGCATTGAGTGCCTTGGCTCTGCAATTTACCACTGGTAAACAGAGGAACAGGTTAGTTAGCGGAGGGAACGTAGAGCGGGCACGAGGGGAATCATGGAGCTTACTTGCGATAACAACAGGTAATACTAGCTTTATAGAACGTATCCGCTTGAAGAAAGATAACCCTAATGCGGAGGCACAGCGCATATTAGAAGTACGTGCAGAAAAGCTCTTTAAGGGTTCTTCTGACAAATCAGAAACTGACGAATTCAGTCGCGCATTAGGTAAATGTTACGGGCATGCTGGACCTATATTCGTTCAGTATGTGATCAACAATGTTGAAGAGGTGAAACGTCTGATCAAAGAGATACAGATCAGGGTAGATAGACGAGCAGAGCTTTCCTCAGAAAACCGATTCTGGTCAGTGTATGCAACTATGACTTTGGCGGGGGCAGTCATTGCTAGTCAATTAGACCTAATTCGGTTTGACATTCCTGCGCTTACAAATTGGGCCATAGATATGCTTAACGATAACAAGTCGAGGGCACAGGATATGGCGGTATCTATTGAACAAACGTTGAATGAGTATGTTAATGAACACTACGACAACATACTGCGGATCAAAAGCACCAGCGACCTTCGTAAGCAGGACGGTACGCCTATGGAGTCAATTATTCTCCCAGAAGCTATACCCCGAAACCGGTTGGTGGCTAGGTATGAGACTGATATAAATAAATTATACCTAGTACCTAAACCGTTGCGGATATGGTGTGGGGAACAGCAGATAAACTATGCGGCATTTGTACATGACCTTACTGAAAAACTGGGGGCCAAGCGTATAAAGATGCGGCTAAGCAAGGGTACGCCATTAAATATGCCCCCGACAGATGTGTTAGTAGTTCAGTTCTCTGGAGCTGGTGATGAAGAAGGGAGTATTGAGAACGTATGATCTGTCCCCTGATGGGGTTCGGATTGTAATAGACTGGGGGAAGATGAGTGTCGGTACATCTATATTTGTCCCGTGCATCAATACCCCTGAAACAGTACGTCAGGTTAAGTTAATAACAGAACAGAAAGGCTGGCGTATAGAGACTAGAGTTAGGATAGAGGATGCAAAACTAGGGGTTCGTATATGGAGAATGTTGTGATATATTTTGCTCGACAGTTCGTCCTCCTTCTCAATTTCGTTCTGTCATCCTCCTGCTCCTACGAGCGCCCCCTCTTCGGAGGGGGTTTCTTAACTCCTCATCCAAGGAGCACTCATGACTATGAAACTGACAAGAAGTGACTTGTTACAGGCGTGGATGACGTTAGTTAAACTGCGCGAAACGAAAAAACTAGATGCGTCTGACGATCAGTTTGTCTTAACTGTTCTAAATATACTAGATAAAGAGCAGCACAAACGAATGGAGACAGAGAGCTAGTCAGACAACACTATTGGTTCGTTATCTTCTAAATGTTCTTGTAATGCCGTTCGGAACATAGGACTTAGTGCTATACCGTTGTGTGCGGTGGCAGATGTTTTCATGTGAGATCGCATCGAACGCGCTACCGAATCGGCAGTTATGACTGCTTTCGGGAATCTAGCACCAATACGTTTGTTGAAGGCCAACATCTCGTTTCTGATTTCTCTCGCTTCTTCGTAATCTTGCATACGCATGGCGATGTAGTACTTCCTGAGTAGCGACGAACGGTTGTTGCGAATAGTATTTTCGATACGCTTAAGCCCTTGGTTCTCCTCTTGTCGTCTAGCATAGTCAGCAGGTGCAAATCCTACTACTTGAGAGAACAACTGGCCTGTGGTGATGTCATCAAGGATAGGATCTTTACGTCTGGTGAGTGCGCCCTCTTCTGTATAACGGATTGCTTTAAGGCCATTACGTACCGCCCCCGGCACCATAGACTCAATACCTCGCTGCATATCTCCGTTGATAAGTTCACCCGTACCTCGGATAAATGATTTACCTACACTCCATGCAGGGCCACCTAAGTAGTACCCTATAGTTTCTTCTGGAGAAGCATCTCGATTGTATCGGTTTGCTTGAAACAACAAGTTAGTAAGAGCTACACGTTGAGATACATCAACATCGAGCAATGCAGTTAATGCGCCCTTATACCACCCTTCACTGATGTACTTACGTACGATGGTCTCCGCATCGTCTTCATCATCGTCTAAGAACAAGTTTGCGATCATGGTGAAGGCACCGAACAACGGTAGCCCTTGTACCCCTGCAAAGAACAAAGCCGTTCCATGTACAGCCACTAATTGCCTGAACGCTGCCTTCCTTATTTCAGGATCGTTCTCACGGTTTAGCATGGTCTTAGCCGCTCGAAGCATGGTGTAGTACATCTGAATACCATACGTCTTGTACATCAGGGCGACTCGACCTATACCCTTCTGCGCCCATCTGGGAGCAGTCTCTAATACTGAACCGCCGTTTAACTGTTGTGCTTCATATAAAGCGTTTTGAGCAGCAAGTTCTTTTTTCTTAGCTGACGATAGTTTCTGTTCTTCTGCGGTAGCTCGTTTGGGATCATTTAGTCTGGCTAGTTCTAATTTATATGCAGCCAACATAGCTACTTGACGGTTGTACTGCTCCACCTGATGGAACATAAAGGCTGACCAAGAACTTACTCTATCGATAATGTTCTTATCTCGTCCAGAAGAATCTAGACCCAAACTATCCGCAAACAAGGATCGGTTAAGTTGTCCACGCCCTGCGGCAAGCTGAACTAATGGGAGGATCTCTTCGAGTTCTTTGCGTCTTTCCGCGTACCCTTCAATGTCTTTACGGACAGTGTAGTTACCCGCTTCATCCATCTCAAACAAATTGTCGATGGAAGGCATAGCAAAGGCGTCTACCGTATCTTGTTTACCGAAAGGGACAATCCCTCTAATACGTCTACGCCTTGTAGATTTCGACATCAACGTACCAGAGACTAACCCCGCTGCGTCAGTAATCGCTTTACCCGCAGCACGGAAGCCATGTTTACCGCCTAGCATAGGTAACACAAAGAGAGGTACTTGCGAGAGGTTAACCAACGCAGACGAAGTGTTAAACCCGATAGTCCATATAAAGGCAGCGCGGTTAGCTGCTTGAGCGATACCATCTTTAGGAGGACGCATTGCAAAATCAGCACGGGCTACAAGTTCATCTTGTAGGTCTTTGAGAGTACCTTCTTTTTCCCTCATCCGTTGCATGGCAGACTTTTCACTATCTGGCATGTCAGGATCAGTGCCGAGTATTTGCTCTCGTAGTTTTGTTATCTTATTAGTGTATTCCAACCGTGTAATTTGTCGCCCAATGTCGTAGATCTTAGACCGCATAACCTGCGTGTGGTTTTGGTTAAACCCAGCGATACCTTCACGTTTCTGGAAGTTCTTGGCAAATGATGTTTCAGGTAGAGTTTCTATGAACGAGTTAAGGATATCGTTTCTGACCGCTGCATCTACTTTAGCGGTTTCCATAATCTCCAATACTTCGTTAACGAAGCCGACAGAAGTAGTCTTTTTGTAAGTCGGGCTATCATTACCGTCGTATTCGTTGTACACCAACTCACCGGCACTATCTCGCTCTATTCTGTTGTCGTTCTCTAAAACATTTTCTATGTACTTACGCCGTTCTCTAGGCGTTTCAAACATTAAGAACACAGGTTCAGTGCTATCTGTTGCTTCGTTATAGGCTTGGAAACTAAGTTTGTAGTCGCCGGATCGCATAAGTGGGAAATACGGATCTACCCTCCCTCTTTCAGTTATCTTGTCGAATACAGACTTACGTAACTTCTCTTTGCTTTCTTTGTCTATGCTGAGGTCATCAATCCGTTTATTAACTACAGCAAGTAATTCTTTATACAACTTGGCGTAGGAATCGCGCATCCCTTTGTAGACATCTTGCCCACCACTTGCTTCGAGCTTGTTCCACCTAGATTGCAGCCCTTTCCATATAGCCAGCTTCTCTTTGTTCTTCTCGTAAGTGCTTCTTGGCTTGGACGGATCGACACCCTCTAAAGTACTTTCGGTTATAACTTCATCTAACAGAGGCACAACGTCTTGGTTGTTCTTAACCCAATTATCAACCATCTTCATGGTGCCATCAGCGGCATTATCTTTTGTGTTCAGTGCGCCACGCTGTTTTTCCATCAACCGATGCAGCTCTAGACCTAAATCACCTAGTTTCTTGTTGTAACTACCTGCTATGTCTGCCAAAGCCTGTGAAGGCGAAAAGCCTAAGAAGGCACGGCGTGTCTTACCAGATACTCCACTCTTCAGGAACTTGTCCGCTTGGTTAACAAAGTCTTCCCGAAACTTCTTAGTGGGTTCTTTGAAGTCTTTCTGAACGTTACCTATTTTCCGCATCAGGTCACGTACTTCTATGTCGGTAGAGTTCTGCAGCAGGTCACCCGAACCATATGTGTCAGCAGCAGGGGCTATGATTCTTTGCAGTAGGGCATCTACTTCGGTGAAAACGTCTGTGTTAGATAGTTCAACAGGAGCGCGACCAATGAGCTTTTTGAGGAAGTTGCTTATTGTGTTGTAAAAGGCTTGGAGGGCGCTTATGAATTTACCACCCTGTTTTACGTACTCATTACCTTTTACCTGCACCTGAATCCGAGCTAGTTGTTGCCTAAACTCTTGGCTACCGTAAGCCTCTGCAGCGAACTCTGCTACATTTTCAGTACCGTTCACGCTTGATAGATCTGGTTCGACAAGGTTAAACAGTTTAGTTAACTGTTTAGTAACTGGATGCGAGGGGTTCAATAAGATGTTAGCCGTAACAGCATGCGCCATTTCGTGCATCAACGTGGATACTGCAAGCCCTTCGCTAACCTCTTCGTTTAGCAGGATTAGATCGTTGAAATGCTTACGATCTTTAGCGTCTGATTTCGTTATATAAATGCCCGGAACTATCGTGTTATGCCTTCGGCCTTTAGCATCTAGGTATTGACGGTATGCTATGGCAGTTTTCTTATCTTTCAGGGCATAGTAATTATCTTTACCCGTTAGAGCTTCTGGCTCTGCAGGTACCACGGCTACTTTAGTAGTGCCCACCATTGTAGAGAACTGTTTAGCCAGTCGTTTTATAGTAGGGTTAGCGTCCGTTTTACTGAGAAGCTCCAAGGCTTCCTTCAAGTTACCTTGCCTTAGTTCTTTCAATACCGGAGCAGGTAGGGGGGTATCAACGCCCTCTTGGAACCTTGGTAACCCTAAGTCCTTCTTAACTTGCGATATTATCTCGTTAACAGATCCCGGCTCGCCTTGGTCTATGCGTTTGTTAGCTTCCTTCACTACATCTTCAGGCAGCGACTCTAACTTAGTACTCTTGGGCTTAGGTCGTTTTTGAGCAACGTCTGTCGGTGGTGGCGTTTTAGTCTTTGTATCTTTAGCTGCTTCAGTTCGTTTTTTATTAGCTTCTCTTTGCTTTCTAGCCGCTTCCGCTACTCTATTTGCTTCAGACTGATCTCTTAACTCTAATTCTTTTTCAGTAGCAATATCTGCTTGCCTTCTTAGCTCTGGATCTACATCAGCTAGCGAAGGTTCTACCCCCCTTTGCATTTGCCGTATCATTCTAATTCTTTGCGCTGGAGTAATGTTCCTCCCTTTACGTTTAATTTCTGCGGCTGCAGCGGCATCTCTTGCGGCACTTCGACGAGCATCGCTTTCTTGCACCAAAGTTGTTTCAGAGACAGTTGCGCCTTGAGTTACGTCACCATCAGTAACTGTTGCAGGGGTAAATTCCGCAGGGGCACCGCGTCGTTCAAGGATACTTAGTTGCTCATCGATTGACTTACCTTTGAGACTTTGTAGCAGTTCGTCACTATCCTTGACCGAAAGTTTTGGTGCTTGTGGAGCTTCTGTCGGAGCTTCTGTCGGTGCTGCCGCTGGTCCAGCTTTTGCCTTCGCGGGTGCTACTTCAGGTCTGGCTGGAGGTACTTCTGTTTTCTCAAACGCAAGGTCTATCTGACGTGTTTCGGGTTGACCCAGAAACTCTTTTATTTTGTTCTTAGTTACAGTATCAGTGACATCAGGGTTATCTACGTATGCTTTTAGTTCCGCATTTAATTCGGAAAGAGGGACTTCTTTCTTCGCCATCAAACGTTGATAAATAGGCTTCGTCTTTCGACTACGAGTATCTGTCGGAGCTATACCGATATCTTTAAGGAATTTCTGACTAATTTTTTGAGTTGGTTCTGCAGGAGGGGTAGGCGTAGGTTTTTTAGCTGCTTGAGCTTCTGCCGCAACAAGTTGTATTGGGAATAAGTCTGTTTGAGGTCTACCCTCTAATTCTTGTTGCGCTGCGGCTAGGGCTTGTGTTTGGTCAGCAATTTGTCTTTGCCCAATAACTGCAGCGCTGGGCCGATCACTAGAAACTATTTGTGCTTCTGCTTTTTGTCTACGATTCTCCTCCGCTTGTGCAGCACGTTGAGCTTCTACCTCTGCTTCTATTTGCGCTTTTATAGCATCTACTTCATCTAGTATGTAATTATCCTGAACTTGCTTTACGGGTACGGTGTTACCTTCAGCATCTGTAACAAAGTCTCGGGTCTCAAACCCTATTAAGTTTTGAGCTTGAGCTGCTTGAGCAGCGCGTGCTTGTTCTAAATTTATGAGTTGAGCTGAAGTACGATCTGCTCCCTGTCTTTGTTCGATAACTTCATCCGAGGGCATATCCCCAAAGGTTTCTTCAGCATCTATAGCAGCGGTTCTAAGCTGCTCGGGGGTAAAGACTTCTCCCTGAGAAGACACCATATAAGGTTCTGGTTTGTACTCAAGCAGTAGGGTTTCGGTCTGTTCGATTGATTCCGGTGTTACTTCATCAGGATCAACTGCCCCCTTACCCCTGCTTTTAGGTAATGCTAAATCAAGTAACCCTTGTACTAAACCGCCAACACCTGCCCCATAGCCAAACGCTTCACCAGTGTCGGTGAACACTCCTTGTTGAGGGTCATAGACACCCCGTTGAATTAGGTTTTGTGCTACTCCTGCCGCAGCTTCCTGTGCACCTTCTGCACCAGCCGCTATAGCCGCACGTTTTACGCGAGTAATTGCATCTCTGATACCGCCTTTCCCAATAGCGTCATAGAGATTACCAAGAACTTTAATGGGGATTAGTTCAGACAGCCCTACTACAGCACCTAACGCGGTAGCAGTCCCTCTTTCACTTTCAGTGGCACCGGCAGCGCGGGCACGCTCACTAGCTTCTCCTGCACCTGCACCTACAGCTAAAGCCCCTGCAGCAGGTATCCCAACTCCGGGTATTAATGAAGTGGCTCCAAGACCAACAAAAGAACCTACTGCTTCACCGAATTTACCGCCTACGGTGTCTTCTGAACCTACATCAGGGGCAAAGTAACTTTGGGCTGAACGCCCTAGTCCCTGAATGGCTTCCCTAGCTTTAAGTTCAGATTCTTCGTCAAGGATTGAAGCACCGCCGAGAGCGGCAGATTCAAGAAGACCTAAAGCCCCACGGGGGATACCTTTACCGAACTCTTCAATTTGATCTAAGAAGTCAGGTTCTGGGCCTGCAGGGGCAATACTGACAGGTACTCCTCGTAATTTCTTATACGCATTAGCTACGATTTCAAACTCTTCAGTACCTTTTTTGTCTTCGTTGGCAATTAGCCACTCTGCGTATTTATTTACGCGTGACATGGTTAGATACCTACTATAGCGTCTGCGCGAGGATCACCTTGTTCTTCCGGTTCAGGGGTACTTAAGTCCACCCCTAAGTTACCACCAAACTCGTCGATCATGGCATTTAGCGGCCCTAACGATGCGGCCATCTTACTTAAGGCAGCGTCTATTACCTCTTTTCGGTACTCTTCTGGAGTGCCTTCATAGTCTTCTGGAGGTGGGGTGTACCCTATTTGAACAGTAAGATCAGCTATGGCGCTCTGTATCGCAAGCTCTGCAGACTGCTTAGCTTTAACTAACGTACCTAACAGTTGCCGTTGAGATTTAACGTCATCAGCTACAAGTGATTCTTCTCTAAACTTATTAAGTGCATCATTAGCTTGCTGCGTTACTTTAGCGTCTAAGTTTCCTACGGCTGTTCGTACCTCATTGTTAGCGTTGTTAATAACTAATTGCGCTTCTTGATTCCTAGCGGCTCTAGCATCGGCACTCTCAGATTGATACACGCCTAGACTTGTATTAAGCGCAGTACGAATATTTTGACGCGCTTCTTTCTCTGCATCTTTTCCGTATTCAAGCGCACCGGAAGCAATCTCATTGCTTTGAGCTACAAGTTTATCTACAGAGTTTTGGTAGGCTTCAAAATTCTTTTCTTTTCTAGCCCTTTCTGTGTCTTGGATATTAGACAATGCTTCAGACATTCCTGCCCCTATGCTGCCTAAGCTACCCTTGTTAGCACCAGCGGCAAACATCTCTCGGAGTCCTCGGAGTCTATTTGTAGTCTCAGGTTCTTCGTATCTACGTTTTATCTCGGCTGCAATCCCTTTCTGTTGTGCTGCTAACTCTGGGTCTAAAGCCATCTGTTTTTTATAAAACTCTGCCGCAGTGTCTCTTGCCGTAGTAGGATCTGATCCACGTAACGCGGCTATGCCTTTTTGTAGTTCTGAAAGGTCAGGTTTCTGCCCCGCTTGTTTTAAGCTATCGGGGATTTCCATAGGTTTGAAAGCGACTTCTTCAAAGACCCTTTCTTTTTCTACTTTTTCTTTGGCTGGTGCACCACCAACTGGAGCAGGTGCACTTGTGGGTGCTACGGCTACTTTCTCTTCAACTTTCTCTTCAACTTCTACTTCTTCATCTGCTTTAGGTAATTGTGACAAAATACCTGCGGGAGTGGCTTTTCGCGCTCCTGCTGCTATACCTCTGTTTGCAGCTTCCGTAAGGCCAAAATAAGGGACTCGTTCAGCTTCTTCAAACGGTGTCGCTAACCCTAACGCTTTCCCTATGTCGCTAGTCCGTGCTTCTTCGGCAACGTTTCTAAGCGCAGTTATAGGCGTTTTTGCTAAATCTAAAATACCTGTCCCCGCACGAGCAAGTTTAGAAAGATCTCCTTTTTGAGTGCGGATAGAATTTATTTGCCGTACGATTTCTTGTTGTTTCTCAGCGGGTAGTTCTGCGAACTGTTCGTAGGTAAGTCCATACCTCTTTAATTCGTCAGCATCAACACCCCCTTCTACTTTATCGCCTTTTTGAAACCCTACGATCCCGCCACCTTCAAAGTACCGTGCTTGTATATTCGGTGCAGGTCGAGTCATTAACCCGCCCATAGCTGCTTGTACTGGAGGGCGTTGTTGAGGTTGGGCAGCACGACGCATATTCTGCTGTTCCATCCGTTGTTTTTGTGCCAACACCCCACCCACTTGCGCTGCTCTATCTCGCATACCCGGCATGATCATAGGTTGCTGAGGTTGCCGCATTTGCATGACTTCTTGTTCTACTTGTTGCAACACAGTCATAGGGTTGGGTTGCGCTTGCAAATTAGCGTTGTTAGCTCTTTGCTTTTCTTGTTCAGCAATTTGCTGCAGCGCGATCATTTTGATGGTATCTGGACCCATCGTATTCATTTCTTGCTGCAGTCGAGGAGCGCCCTTTGCCATTTCAGCGGCAACGTTTCTACCTAACCCTACGGGTTCGATTGGTCTGTATGCCATTAGGTTGATCCTCCACTACTACCACTACTACCACTACCGCCGCCAAGCAATTCAAATAGACCCATAATTCCACCAGCACCACCTAAGATGTTAGACAAAGTGCTAGGCTGAGAATAAGTTGTGGACTGTGCTGCTATGGGCAACCCTTGTAAGAGTGATTGCTGATACTGCACTTGCTTGTATGGGAAGTCTCGTTCTTCTTCAAACTGAGCGATATCGGCAGCAATACCTTCAGCTTCAATAGCACGTTGTTGTGCGCCAAGGTTTGCTTGGTTCTGTAGGGCTTGCAGCCCGTATTGGTTGGTAAGATTCTGGGCCTGTTGTTGCGCTGCTTGTTCAGTATTGAACTGGTTTACCGCTTTGTCGTACGCCGTTTGGTATCCAGTACCTGTGATGTTTGCTAGGTTTTGCATCAAGTTACGGTTGAGTTCAGACTCCATAATGGCTTGACGTGAGCCGCCATATGCGCCAGCTTGAGTCAATCTTGCCGCATCTTGTAATCTTTGGATTTGAGCTTGGCGACGAGCTTCTTCAATCTGAGGGTCTAGGGCTGCTTGTAGATAAGGATTCATATAATCCTGTGCAGCTTGAGCAGTGAATTGCTGTGGTTGGAATGCCCCCATTTGCTGGGTAGGTACAGCTAGACTACCAACTCCTTGAAACGCAGCTTGCTGCGCCGTAGAAGCACCGGCACTTAGTGGCCCTGTATATGCTTGGTACCCTTGATTAGCAAGCGCCTGCCCTTTGCCAAGCATTTCCGTAACATATGGTCCAGCCCAGTTAGACAGTGATGATTCTGTACCTGTTGGCTGTCCTACGGTTGGATCTGTAGTACCACCTGTTTGAAATTTTCTAACGTAATTCATGGTCGTATTTACCGGTCTGGCATAAATTTTCTAGGGTTAATTTCTTTACCCTGTTGTTTACTACCTGTACGTGCTTGACGGACTCTATCCATCATACTGTAAAGCGTCTCAGCCCCTGCATTTGAGTTACCGTTACCCAAATGACTTACTACATCTGCAGGGACTACAAACTCACCGTCGCTTAAACGAGCTTCTTGCATTCCATCGATACGAGCGGGTACCTTATCCCCCATTCCATCGGTGGTTCCTCCAAGATAATACCCATTATAGCGTCGATTATACGCGGATGCTGGACCTCCTCCAGCAAGAGCGGCTATCCCCCCCTGCCTATAGGTAGGCGCATACCCAGCTAGCCCGGCAAATTCGGTAGGTGCTGGCATTGTGGTGCCTACTTGCGAGGGTGGGGCACCCATCACTGGGGGTGGCATTTGCGGTTGCGGTTGTGGTGGTGCGCCGTATTGCCGTGTCTGCCTAGCCATATTAGCCATATTCTGGGCTTTTAGATTCAAAGCCTGTTGTATAGCTCGTTGCTGCGCTGATGCTTCTTGTCCCGGCGCTGCGTATTCCATGTCAGAGAAGTATCGCTGTCCTCCACTACCGGGGCGTCTACTAGGGTCATACGTATCTTGTACCCGCTCTCTAACTCCGGTGTACTCTGGGATACCTCCTTGATAGCCCACAGAAGGGATATTTGCGTCCGTAATCCCAAAGGAATTTAACGCAGCGCCGCCCAGAAGACTGGCAAGTCCAGCAAAACCCGCATTCTCTTCATCATTAAAGAAATCTACCACGCCAGCTACATAATCTAGAAAACCACCAGCCATTGTTAGTCCCCAAAACTCATTATTTGTGAGATTTCGTCTAAGAAATCATAAGATACTTTGCCACCTTTCGCCATACCCGGAGGTCTTCCTCCTAGATTCAATGGCCCTTGCATAATGCTCCCTAACCCTTGCGGGCGTTGCCTTTTTGCCGCCGCCATAGGTACCCCATAAGGACTTGCAGAACCATAGAATCCTGCCTGTTGCTGGGTAGCAAAGGGGCTTTGAAAGTCATATATGTATCTAATGTCGGCCAAAGGCGCTTGGTTAACGGTAACTGTCTGTCCAGCTATATCTTCAGCGCCTAAAACTAGGTCTAGGAAACCTCTAGCTGCACTTCGTCTATTTGCTTCCGCTATCTGCTGCTGTGTCTGTTCAGTGGTAGTGTCTATCTTCTCACTGATTTTAGTTTCGGTTTCAGTTGCAGTTTTGGATATAAGTTCTTGAGTAGCGTCCCACTGATTAGTGAGGTTTGTCTCTACTTCGTTAATTCTGGTAGTTAAATTATCCTCAGTAGTCCCAAGTTGCTCTAATAGAGCTTCTTGGTTAATACCCATTTGCTCCGCAAGGTCAGCTATTGCTGCTTGTGTAGCTTGATCTCTTGTTAGACCCGCAGCTTCATATTCGGCCAGTTTTAGGTAAAGATCTGTCTCAAGCTGAGATACTTGCTCTTTAGTAGCGAGTTTAGAAAGATCAGCTTCTAACTTAGTCTGGAAGTCAGATATTTGTTTAGTCAGGGCTTCTTTTGTTGTATTTAGATCATCCGCTAACTGGTCAATGTCCGCATTGGCATCTTCAATGGCTTTCTGTGTAGCTACATCCCGACTGTAACCTTGAGTCTCATAGGCTTCTATTCGAGCAAGTAAGTTAGCCTCTAAGTCCGCAACTTGTTTTTTGGTGGCAAGCTCAGCTATATCTGCGTTTATATCAAGCTGGAACTTAGCTAATGCTTGTGTAACTTCGTCTTGAGTAGCTCCTAGTTCGGTAGCTAGTTCACCAAGTGCGATATCAATTGCATCAAAACGAGTTTCACCCGCAGCTTCAAGTTCTCCAATACGTATCTTTAATCTTTCTTCGGCATCAGTAACATCTTGTTGAGTTGCTAACCCTTCAACCTCTCTAGCAACGATATCTTCTACTTCAGTTCTGGTAGCTAAGTCCGCAAGTTCAGTATCTAGTAATGTTTTTATTTCCTCTTTGGTTGCTAGCCCTTCTATGTCAGCTTTGGTGACCAGATTGGCCATTTGCGTTTTAATAGCAGCAACATCTGCAGCAGTTGTGCCCAGAGTACTAGCAACACCATCTACTACTGATTTCAAAACATTTAATTGGTCAGCGGTAGCAAACTTACTTAACTCTGCATATATACCGGACGGCCCACCTTCTTGTCCTGCAGGTACGCCAATAGCCGCAGCAAGAGCATCATCTCTATCTATACCGTTAGCTTCTAACTGATTAATTAACGCTATGAGGTTGTCTTGAAGAGTACCTACTTCACGATTAAAGTCGCCTACACGCACATAATCGTCTTGTTCACCTTCAATCGTAGTGTCTTCTATGTTCACCTTCAATCGTAGTGTCTTCTATGTCAACTTGGTCTGATAGGTCAGTGCCAGTACCAGTGCTTTGGTCAGTGCCAGTACCAGTGCTTTGGTCAGTGCCAGTACCAGTGCTTTGGTCAGTGCCAGTACCAGTGCTTTGGTCAGTGCCAGTACCAGTGCCTTGGTCAGTGCCAGTACCAGTGCCCGCATCACCAGTATCTCTTGCGTCAACTACCCCCGTAACAGCATCTTCAATGCTAGTTGAGACCCCAGACTCTATGTCGCTAACAACTTTGTTTATCTCTTCTTGCGTAAACTGTAACCCTGCTCCAACCAAGAAAGCTGTTACTTGGTCTAGTGTGCTTTCGCCTCCGGTTTCACTTCCAGTCTGACCTCCAGTTTGGTCTACACTTTCACCTTCACTTCCAGTCTGACCTCCAGTTTGGTCTACACCTTCACCTTCACCTTCACCTTCACCTTCACCTTCACCTTGAGCAGCGGCAATAGCTTCATTTCTATCTTGTATAACCTGATCAACTGTCTTACCGCCCGTTATCTGAGCCATTAACTCAGCGATTTCTTCAGGGGTAGCGTCGGGGAATGCGGTTGTTAGAGCATTTTGATTAGCAGTGTTTTGAGCTTCAAGTTGAGCAGCGGCAATAGCTTCATTTCTATCTTGTATAACCTGATCAACTGTTTTACCGCCCGCTATTTCTTCCATTAATGTAGCAATTTCTTCAGGGGTAGCGTCGGGGAATGCGGTTGTTAGAGTATTTTGATTCCTAGTGTTGGTCATGCTTGTGTTGATATTAGAAATAACACCAGTAGTGGAACCGGCTGCAACAGCTTGATCTATGAAGTTTAGTATTTCTTCTTCGGTGAAGTTGCCTTGATTGTCAGTGATATGTGTACGGATCGTATCCGAATATGCTTGCCTAGTAGCAGCCGTTGCAGCATCATCCACGCTGGTCTGGAAGGTAGTTCTTTGTTGATTCAGGATATCGCTAGCAGACTCACCTTCCGCTACGGCTCCTATAAGCTCTCTATCCGCATCTGTCAGGGTGTATCCTGTTGCCGCAGCAACGGCTTCTAATTCTTCGGCTGTAATTACTAGATCATCAAACTCTGTTTGTTTTCTATCCAACAACGCACTAGCACTACCCTCAGTAACATTGCCTACAAGTTCTTTATCCGTATCTGTTAGCGTGTAACCTTCAGCGGCAGCAATGGCTTCTAACTCTTCTAAAGTGACAGCTTTGTTGTCAAATACTTGTCTCTGTGTAGCCAAAGCACTTTCTTCAGTAGTGCCCGGAGGCAACATACTTGCTAATGCCTCTGCTTCTCCTTCAGCGAGCGTGTACCCTTCGGCGGCTGCAATTTCGGTAATTTCTTCTGCATTAATTGCTCTAGCATCAAACTTATCTTGTTCAACTTTAAGGGCTTCAGCTTCAGTAGTATCTGCGGCTATGTTCCCCGCTAGAGCCGTTGCTTCTGTGGTTGATAAAGTTACGCCTTCTGCGGCGGCAGCGTCTTTAATTTCCTGAACGCTTAACGCAAGAGAGTCAAATAAGGACGTTGCTTCTGTAGTCTGCGTTTGCTCAAAGTCTGCACCGCCTTGTCCTACACGGTCATAGTCGCTGTCAGACAGTTCGTAGTTTTGGTCAGCAGCAATAGCTTCTAACTCTGCGCTTGTTAACTGGCGAGGATCTACGTATCCCGGTATTTCGTTTTTCTTTGCGGAGTATTCAAATACTTCAGCGTTAGACGGCTCATACCCTAATGCTCTAAACCTAGCGCGAGTATCATCAAGGCTTGTTTGCCGTTCTTCTACCGCATTACTTGCTGCAAGTGCGTAAGATACAAGTTCTTCTTGGCTTATACCTGTTACGCCATCGGTATCTAGTTCTGCGATGGAGGGAGCAGTAAGTTCTTCAAAATCAGGGTTGCTTTCACGCCAAGCCTCCATAGCCTGATCGCGTTCAACAAGTTCTTGTCCTGTTAATACACCATCGTTATTTATATCAAACTCAGCATCAGACGGTGCGCCGTAGATATTCTCCGTAAGATCCTCAATAAGATCCTGCATGTGCGCCAATTCGTCGGTGTCACCAGCAAGTTCTTCTATTTGTCCCGGTAACAGTTCTACACCGAGTTGTGTAGCGGTATTGAATACTTCCTGTTCTGTGAGGTAACCCGCATCGTCAACACCGTTCGCTATGTCATTTCTTACACTAGCGTTATCGATCTCCAGATCCATCAAGTCAGTCTGTAGCTGAGCGGCTGCGTCGGCGGCGGTAGCTCCTCCTAACACTGCGGCTTCAGCGACAGCAACAGCTTCTGCTACTTGAGCATTACTATGTTTAACCCAATTAGCTACTGTGTCTGCACCACCAATACCACCACCTACACCAGCGCCAGTCAGACCGCCAATAATCAAGCCACTAGCGGCACTCCCACCGTAGTCTCTATCGAAGTCTCCAGCAGCATCCATCTGCCAGTCTAGTGTCAAACTTGTTACTGTTTCGTCTATAGCTTCCTGTAAGCCTTCACCTACAGCGGCAGTACCAGTACCCAACACCCTAGCGCCGAGTTCCCCAAGGTATTTGTGTATAGCTTTTTTAACTGCTTCAGGTGCTTGCGTAAATATGGCATTACCGAGTCGCTCAATACCATCTTCTGCGCTGATAGCTTTTTCGTATAAGTTACCGCCAATACCCATACTGACAGCGGTAATAATGCCGCCTATCATGCCTTGGTTAATTGCTATGCTTTGTGCTTTGGCTTCTGCTTCTTCTTGGGTGTAAGCCTCACCGGTATCTGGATTTATGACGCCTTCTTTCAACAGGTTCTGCATAGCGTCTTCGTATGCTTGACCAGCATTACCTGTAATAGCTTCTGCTAAATCTAACGCAACCCCCGTCCCGAACCCTGCGGATTGCGCCCATTTCTCTGCTACTTCTTTAGCTACTTGTAGAGCTTTTGCCCCACCTTTAACTATTGTAGCTGCGCCTCCAGAAGCCAATATCAAAGGTATTTCTTGGAGCAGTTCTGACCCTACTTTGTCAACTAGGAATTCAACAGGGTGATCAGCTAGTGCACCGAAAATAGCTTCGCCGGTATCCCAAAACCCTTCAGCCGCGCCTATCTTAGCGTCAATGTCTTTTAGTGCAGTTTTGAACTCGTCTGTGTATGTGTCGTTACCCAGAGCCGCTAACTCTTTACCTAACTGGTTTAAGCTAGAGTCTTCTGGGTTTTCACCTATCATGGCTAGAGCACCAGTAGCAGTTTGCAGTAAGTCACCCGCCGCTTTTAAAGCTACTGCTTGAGTGGTTTGAATAGCATCTTGTTCAAAAAATGCCTCTGCCCCCTGCAGCATGGCGTTTAGCCCTTTCTTAGCTGCTTGTGTTTTTACATCATTCTCAGGGACATCTTTAAATAGCTCGTCTACATCAGCTTGTAATTCGTCTAAGAAACGTCCTATGGGGGTTTCAGGTTCGGCTATAGACTCTTGATACTCGTCACGTACTTCTACATAACGATCTATTAACCCTTGATCAGTGGCTTCTATACCCGTACCTGATTCGGCCATGATCGGTGAAGACCAGACATTTGTAGCAAGGCTTATCCCTACATCATAAAACTCATCACTGGTTAATATGGTTTCTCTAGAAACACTATCTTGACCACCAAATATACGGTCTAAATAGGCATCCATTGCTGCGCCACCGGTTAAAGCATACGCAGGATCATTAGGATCTAATTGAGGCCTTGTTATAGTTTCATTACCAGACTCTAGCTGACTTAATATTCCTTGTTGAAGCAAATTCAGTCTTACTAACGCAGCATCTTGCATAGACTGTGTAACTATTTGGGCTGCACCGGTTAAAAAACTATCAGCGGATTCTCTCGTGTAGTCTGCTAACCACGCTGCAGCGGGGCTTGAATCAAAACCATAGTCACTTAAAAACGCGGTCATTGCTGGGCTGGGATCTTCGTCGTTTTCTCTAGCAGCCTCCCATGCTTGCAATTCTTCGGGGGTTATTTGTCCATCCCCATCAACATCTGCTGTTGCTGCTACCGCCTGACCCGCTTCGGTACCATCTTGAAAATACATGATACCGTTTTTTATTTCCCACTCTTTTACATATTCCGCCATCTCTTCGGTGTTTAGTGCCCCATCACCGTCAAGATCAAAAGGTTGGTACTCTACACTGAGTTCGACTTCGCGGTTAGGTAATTGGAAGTACTGCCACCAGTTTCCACCGTGAACCGCTGCATAATTTTTTGCGGCATCTATAGATTCTTCTGTAGCATTAAAATGATCTTCAAATGCAAGTCGTTCGGCTTCACGAACATCTGCAGGATTATTTGGATCACCTCCTATTACATCGAGATATTGATTAGTTAAATCAGTAAGGTCTGCATTACCAAACTCAGCAGGTCCAGAAGAAGTACCTAACGTTGACAAAGTTTCAGGAGGTAAAACATCACCAAACAATGACGTATACATCGCGTTAAGTGCTGCGGTTTGAGCAATGTCACCAACAATACTGTCTGCGCTATTAAGTATTTCTTGGATTACATCTATATCGCCGTTTTCTGCAGCTTCTAAAATAGCGGCAGTAGTTGCGTCTTCTCTTGCTTGGAGATCCGCAAGGACTGTTTCTTCTTCAATACTATCAAGTTCTTCTTGAGTTATTCTTGGAACGGCTAAATCTATCCCACCCGCATTAATAAACGATTGGTATTCTGTAGGGCTTAAGAACCCATCACCATCTGCATCAAAGTCTTGCCAATATACTGGTTCTCTTTCTGCTTCAAATGTACGTGCCATAACCGTTACCTACAACACATCTGTCGTGTGTGGGATAAGAATAGACGCTTTTTTGACCCCTTCGTTTATAGTTGTCAGTTTACCGTCAAGTGTAGCGTCTGAGGCTACAGTCGTAGCAATTCCTGCTGTAGTCATTTCTGGCTCTGCAAAGTTATCAGCAATAGCCACTCCAAGCTGTGCATAATCGATACTCGCTGCGCCCGATAGAGATATACCAGATACTGTAGCGGGAAATACTGGCGAACCATCAGTAAAATAGTACGGTGTACTGTAATCGTCCGAGTACAAAATCCCGCTGATTGCCACTACTCGTGGATCATAGACCACCTTCCAGCCGTTAATGGTAAAGAAGGTGCCACCAGTCTGTCCACCGGGGATAGGATCTAACCCAGTAAATCTCATAGCTGGCAAGTACTGTGTATTTTCAATGCGTTCAAACCAACGAATCCACGCTGAATAAAGCTCTGTCTGGACATCTAACGACGTAACGCCAGCATTGACCTGGATGCTCTTGGTGATACCGTTGAAACTCACCTTGTCATCGTCTAGCCACTGCTCACCATGACTGATCCAGAGGTTAAGCGCCATTGCTTACTGTATCCGTTCTTTCCAGCTTAATGCAGCATTGATCTTCGTGTCTGTGCCCGGAGCAACGAAGTGGCCAATCATGAACGTCCACGCCGAACGTGAAGGTGGGGTACCTTCGATATCACCATCTGCTGCGGCACCTGCCCAACCAGAACCGTCAACTGCGCCTAACGTTGTCTCGTAGTCTCGTGGGAATGTAGCAGTCTGAAGAGCCACACTGGTTACGTTACCCGCACCGCCGCTAGTAGTCGTGAATGCAGAGCTTCCTAGACCAACATCTAGTGCCGCATCAGTTCTGCCCTCTACGCTTGCTACTGAACCGTTTAATGCAGTGATAACTGCTGTTCCTGCGCCAGTCACCGTAATCGTGTCACCAACAACCACGTTAGTCGTGCTACTCAAAGTAAGTTCACGAACGACTCTATCATCATCAAGGTCTGCTAGATTTGCGTACAAAATCGCTGAGTTACCACCAGTGAATGCTAGGTAAACAGTCGTATCGTTTAAACTGTTTGGCCCCGTCTGCGAAATACCCCTAATTGTCACCTGATTACGATCATCAAACAGGTGCCTGTTCTGCCCAGTGATAGGGTTAGCGCCTAACGTCAGAGTTGCTGGATTAGCAGTAGATATAGATGAAATAGGCTGCTTGCGAACACTAGTCGTTGTCTCAGCGTTTACCTTTAGCGTACCTTCTTGAATCGTGTGGAACAACTTGGACAGGTCAATCTCACCGTCCCCTTTGATAGTCGCTTCAAGAATCTGCTGTCCGTGTGCAAGGTGTTCGGCTTGTGTATCAAACTCAACCGTCGTGTAGGTTTCTTGGCTGTAGCTTTCGCCTCGCAAAATACATCGGCCATAAGCTCTGACTTCAACTCTTCGGTCAGTTTCGGCAGCGGTTGAATCAAATGCGCTAACCTGCAATCGCTTTGGTAGATACAAGCTGTGGTTCTCTAAACCGTTGATCTGCTCAACAGGTCTGGCAGAAAATACATACTTTGCGCCAGTCAAAGTGCCATCAAGCGTGTGGCTGCGGTCGTACACCTTCAGCGCGCCTTCTTCCATAATGTCAGCGGTAGATTCTGTGTAAACGGAAGCACCATAGGCATACATAAACTGATTACCCGTATAGCCCGCGCCATTGATACACTTTAGTGCCCAACAAATTGGCCTGTTAGGGTTGGAGATTGCGTTATGACTAGCCTTGTTTTCCATATACATTTCGTGGCAAACCACCCGCTCACCAAGGTAGTAAACGCCCCATCTTATACGGCCACCGCCTAAGTATTGGTAGTCAATCCAGTACAGGTTAGACTTTGTAACGTCCAGCGTCATCCCCGATGATCCTGTACCGTCAAGCTTGTCTTTGTTCCAGTCATCTTGAGCAATAGCACTGTCTGTAGTCGAACCTTCAAATGTTTTTCTATGTACTACATTTAATGTGCTGCCGTTCTGCTGAAAGAAGAATCCGTCCGTTGCATCAAACGCACCCCAGTTCTGTACCAGTCCGGACGTGATTTTACTGTTTAACCTAGTAGCAATCGTGAAAATCGTGCTACTGCCAGCTAATGCTGGATGGTACAGATTGCTAGTGTGCGTAGCTTGGTCGTTTAAGGTGTCACCAATTTCTAGCTTGACGGCCTGAAACGTAGGCTCATGGGTTACCGTAGCTGAACCAATTAAAGCGTTGCTAAATGCCGCAGGGTTTATGTCTTTCAGAAACAGGTATTCAGCGATCAGTTTTTGTTGCGATGTACGAAGTTGGTTGAAGGATGAAAGTTCCGCTGGGCCTTCGCCAAATCTAACCTGACCAGAACCGAATCTATCAATGTTCCAACCGTAGGATGGATTGTCCCATCCCATGATGTTATTGGCTTGGATATATAGGTCATAAACATCAACGACCGTTCCAGCAAGCGTAACCCCATCTGGATCAATGATATCCTGGCCAGCGACAGGCGAAACCTCGTTATATTTATCAGCCTTTGAGTAATGAACTGACAAATGCCCTGAAGTACCGCTGCCTTCCACGCCATGGACGTGAACCATCATTGTAGGCCCACCGCCGCCACTAATCGTGTAATGTTCACCGATTTGCCATGCGTCGTACCCGCCTGAGAACTGAATCTCAGCAGTATGAATCATGTTTACGCGATCACCAGTGGATTCTGGCGGTACGCGAGTGAATCTCCTATCATTTACTGCCATGATTTAATCCTTATGGGGTGTATGCCCTGTCTTGTTCTGCCGTCAACGTTACAACGTTTGACTTGCTGCGCTCAATCGTACCAGTCGCAACAACGGGCTTGGCTACGCCCTTGTTTCCAGCCACTACCGTAATTCCGATTTGACCTGTAGCTGCTGTCTTGTCAGTCCTGCCACCCTGACTGTTGTTGTCATAGTCAATGTTCGCGGAGATCGATGAAGCGCTGATCGTCCCAGCAATGTCTGTTGGGGTTGACTGGTTGTCATCCAAGATGATCGCTGAAGCCGTCCCGTAATCATCTGCACCTGTAATTGAGTCAGTAATGTAAACAACATAGTAACCAGTACCGCCAGACGTCAAGAAGCTGTTGAAATTCAGCGTCAAGGTAGCCGCGAAGTCGTATTGACGGGCTGTTCCACCCTGGTCGGTAAATTCAACGTTGTTAACGTCAGTAGATGCGAGGTTTGTAATAAACACGCTTTGTGAACATACCAACTTGTCACCTACAAAGCGCAACAACGAATCCGCAGTTTGCCCCGTAACTGTACCTTGCGAGTTAGATACTGCTGAGTTGATGTCAGAGTTTTGACGCAACAGATACTGAACCTTAGTGTAAATCTGCTGAAGCGTCTTGCCGTCACCATCAATAATGATTCGGAAGTCAAAGTCATCGTTAGTGTTATTGATGTCGATTACTTGCGAGACCGTGTAATAACTTACGTCAATATTTGCATACGTCGCAGCTTCAGAACCCGTGATTTCGGCATCAGTATTGACGATATTCAAGTCATCTGCGTTAGACAGAAGAACATTAACAGTATAAGCGCCTGCACTCGTTTGACCCGTATCGGCAAGAATTGAATCGCTGTAAGTCTTACCAGCTTCGCGGCAGAATGCTTTAAAAAACGTCTGCGTGTTGAACGTCGTGGTGTCTGTGTCAACGGTCGCATCACCAAAAATTTGAACGCCTTGGTTTGCTTCGTCAGCATAAACAAAATTGACCTGTCCGCCATCGGCGTCTACTGTTTGGTAGTAAAGCTGTGCGTTTGCGCTAACCTCACCCAGAGACACGATGCCTACATAACGTCGGGCTAGATCACCACTTGAATCTGTGCCAGCCGTGTCGGGTGTAGTTGGTCGGTATTCGTTCCAGCCACCATCGCGGAGCATATATCGCGTAGCGTCTGAGTCGGTGTTGTCGGGATGCCATGCGTTGTACCTTGATCCGTCAAAGCCGAATTCAAACTGGCCTGATTTGGCGTCAATTGCATACATCGGGAATGGGAACGCGTTGTAATAACTTGTTTCCCAGAGTTTGACAAATTTTGAATAGAGCGCCTGTAACGTTACCCCATCCTTCGCGACTAGAGCACCAACTCCAGCATTGAAGGTAAAATCCCTAACCGTTGTGTCAATAGTCAAGTTACCTGCACTTGTCATTGCGGTACTCGTTACGGTTTGCGATTGATCCACCGTGTAAGTTCCGGTTCCGCCTGTGCCTGTACCTTGGGCCGTGATAATTGTTCCAGCGGTAACACCCGACCCGGAAATCACAGCGTTCACATCGATAAAGCCCGAAGTGACAGCGGTTACAGTAAGGGTAGTACCACTAATTTCGCCAGTGAAACTTGCCCCACCGACTGAGAGATCATCACCATCTATAATTTTTGCCATTTATGTGTCTCCTTAAGGGACGTAGTTTCTATCGATTGATTGGCTGACTTGTATAGTCCCGCCGTTTGGCCCTAATTCAAATCCGTTCACGTAGTAAGGGATATACCCTTCACGGTAAACAGCAACGTCAACAAACGTCCCAGCGCTGTAAGTATAGCTGTAGCTGGATGACGTCCCCGCGATGTCTTGATCGTCTTGTAACTTAGTGACAGTCCCTGACGATTTTATTACAACATCAGACCCGCTTACCACGTTTGATATTGTAAGTGTCTTCTGCCCGATGTTTTTTATGACCGTAGCACCTGCCGTCCGGTAGCTAAAGTCTGTGTCAGACGTGATCGTGACGTTACCGCTGCTTATGTTGACGTAGATGGCTTCGTTTCCAGTTGAGCCATTACTGGACGCGTAATTTGTAAAGCTAATATTGGTCAATGTATGGCTAGTGCCGCCCGTAATCTCTAGGCCGTGGCCAGTGCCAGAGCTAATAAATTGCAGGTTTGATATTGTTGTTACAGATGACCCTGCCAGCAAAGCTGTGGTAGCGGTGCTTGCGTTGAAAATGCAACCAGTCATTGTGGCACCGCCTAGCGTCACCTGATTACAACGAGCAAAGGTTGTGTCTACGACTGAACTATTTGATTGGAATATAAACGTGTCCATATCCCGAAATGCACAAGAATCTAAATTAATATCAGCGTTATCAACCGCCTCAAAATAACCTTTACTAACAGTTCCCAGCGCATTGATAGAGATGCCTGTGAAATCTACACGACTGGCGGCATTCTGAACTTCAATACCGTTAAACGTACTGCCTACGAAATCTGTCTCAGCGACGAAGCAAGCCTTGTTGCTGTCCCGAAAGTCAACGCTGTTTCCACCTGTTGAGCCTAACTGAAGCAAGCCTTGGAATGTATATACACCGCTTCCGTAACGTAGCAGACCCCACTGGCGAGTCGTAGAGTTATCAAACGTTGCTGCCCCTGAGAATGTCGCATATCCGTTAGCCAAATCGCCATCAGTAATAATCAGAGATCGACCGTGGCGTATTGCGTCCAACTTGAATGGCTGACCTTTTGATGGGCCTGTTGACGGAACGTTCCACATACACCCCACGATATCGGTAGCCGTATGAGATCCGGTGCTTGCCGTGACTGTTGGGTCAATCGGGTAGCATTTCCATCCGCCGATCTGGTAAGTGTCATTGCCGTCTACGTACCAGCGAGATTTAGTGGTGGCATTATTTCCTATGATGATTTGAATGCCGCCCGATGATTTAGCTGCAATGGCCTGAGCTACGTCAGCCTTTGTCCAAACAAAGACCGCATCCCCTGAAGCAACCGTTGCACCACCGTTGTAGTAAATCCCACGCACAGAGCTAGAAAACGGGTTACGTGAGGCGCAGCTAGTCCCCTCAATGAAGTCATCTGCATCTGCCACGGTAATAGCATTCTGACCACCGCCGCCGTCAGTGATAAGGGTAAAGTTGGCGGTGCTGCCAGTATTCTCATCAATGATTGCAGATAAGTCTGTTGTATAGCTTGCAGCCGCCATTAGAGACTCATCCCACGCCCGACGATCTTGTCGGATAAAACGCCACCTGAAAAAGTATTATAAAAAGCATCTTCTGCTGCACCGCTAGGAACAAGTCTATATGCAGTGCCGTCAGCATAAGTGTATTCGTAGACATCCCCTTCAGCTATAGTCGTTAGGAGTGTAGGGGCACTACTGTAGTTGCTCGCGTACTCTGTCCAAGTCCGACTGGCCTTATCGTTAACTGTTTTAAGGCTTTGATCTAATTGGTTGAAGTATAGACGCAGTACGTTATTAATAGCCTCGAAAGCACTAGCTATGTACGTATTGGGCGCGTACGGCAATGCCGGAGCACGAAAATTAATTTTAAAATCCTTCAGAAGCGCCATTAGCGTCTCCCATCAGGTCTCATATCAAATCGGGGACTGCCTAACTGCCATGCCACTCCTAGGTCCGTAGACTCGATTTTAACCGACATTTGCCTACCCCGTACCCTAGTATTAAGCTGTCCAGTAAACTGCTCTATGGGCAACGTAGCCGTTCTGACGATACTTCCATTGTTTGATCCACCCTCTGAAGTCGGTGAATTGTATCCAGAACCAGAATTAGCCAAAGGTAATAACGACATCACCGCGCTAGGACTGCTTGCAGTAGACCCTGTAAACCTAATATCAGGAAGCACGCGCCAAATAAACATGAACTGGTGCCCGTCATCTAGATCAAACTCTGCTGTTGCTATGGACGCTGGTATTGCTGTCGCTGTACCGGTCTCGTTGTCGTCTACACCTTGCTCGTGGTTTACTAGATTATACGAATATGTAGCAGCTAATGGATAGTCCCGCAGTCCAGAATCTAACCATGCCGTTCTAGACATATTCCCGTAGTACCATATATCTTGCAGGTAATTATAGATAACGTACTTATCGATAACGGTAGAGTCTTCAGAACAGTAAAACCACCAAATTTCATGGTATGACTCGTTGGTACCCGCAAAAACCTGTTGATACTGCTGGTGATTAAAGTCGTTAAATATGTACTTCCGCAGATCACATCGGAGGGGCTGAGTTCGCCCGTCGTACATATAAAATTTATCGTTACCCATCCAGTAAGCTACCCCATTAGCGTATGCGACGCAGTTTTGTGAGGCAACAGATATGTTTTCCCCTACGATCTGCGCGGTCCATACTGCGGGAGCGCCTACATACTGCAGGGAATACAATGACGAGTTAGTCCACACCAGTACTTCTTGGCGGGCTTGTGATGCTGTGACAATCTCTGTACCGCGTGATAACCGTAGGCTACCTGCTTGATTCGTTGCTGCTGGGGTCCAGTTAGTGGCGTCTTCTTGGTCTGACCAACGGATTAGCATCGGGTCGAAAGTAGCAGTGCCAATGTCATTACAACCAAAACAAAACACAAAGCGGTTAATATCTGACACCACAATAAAGTTTTGGTCGGTCGGAACATCTGACGCACCACCCAAGCTGGATAAGAGGACCGCCCGAGTAGATACCCCGCTAGTAGCATCCCAATAGTAGATAGCCCCACCACGAGGTCCAAAAATAAGATCTTCTCCAAAATTAGACTGGCTCCATAAACGGATTGCGTTCGTCGATACTGTCCCTGTACCCCACGTACCAGACCCCCAAGTTCCTGCACCCCATCCAGTTAATGGAATAGCGTAAGGAAATCCGACGTTAATCTGATATTCACCGACTACAGAAGCACCACCGTTGCCAGTGTCCGAAACATCTGCTGTTACCGTATTACCTAACGTATCTTTAGCAGTAATCAAGTATGTACTAGCGTCTACTGCGTTGTCGATCTGGTACTCTTGGTTAAGTACATCAGCGGTTATATTACCGCCTAAAGAGACCGCCCCGCTAAACGTCACAAAGTCCCCAGTAATCGCACCGTGACCAGCATCAGTAACCGTTATAGTAGAACTACCTGAAGTAGCAGAAAAAGTAACATCTCCCGCAGCGGTCGTAGCTCGGATCGGCGTAATATCATTATACCCACCGCCTTCTTCCAGATAGAACTTAAGATTAGTGCCTACTCCAATAAGATTGATACTGCCTAACGTAATCCAGTTCCATAACGAACGACATACGCCAAGAAACGACGTAGTGGATATACGCTGCCAGCCGCCAATCTTTTCGGGGTAGCCCTGACGGAACCTGACTTTATCGCAGTCGTACCAACCGCCTTCGCTTGTGTACCGAGTGTTCTCTCGATTAACTCCGGGCTTTATCTGTAGTTTTTGTAGTGGCATACATCACCCATCATAAAGTTTCACCGAAGACCGGAGGTAGCGTAGTAACTTTGATAGCGACATTCTGCTTTAGGTTTAAGGTAGCCCCACAATCGGAGCAGGTGTCGGCTTCTAGTTCCGACTCGTCTAGGTCAAACCCACAGGCAGCACATACGATTTCTATATCGTGAGCAGGGTCTACGTTCCCCCCTTCTAGCTCTTTTGGCTCGTGACTTACTCGCATATCTACCTCTTCTGGTATTCGCCGGACTTGATCATCTGGCAGACTTCTAAGGCCCTGTCGCCTACTTGCGTGGCCCACTTGCTGTCGTAAAACTCGTCCCCAGCCTCTACGTATCTACCTTCGGCCATGTGCCCTAAAGCCTTGACGAAGCCCCTAAGTCTGGTTTGGCCGATATTAAACGACAAGTTAATCAATGCTTCTTGGCGTACAGAATCTAAGTCGTCGAACCATTCATATTCCGTATCTAGCTCTTTTCGGCACCGATCTATATCGTTTTGTAATAAGTAGTCGATCTCGTCGTCAGATAGACCAAGCCCAATACCTTCTTCTAAGCAACGTCCTACACCCACTGTGACGTAGCCTAGATGATCTTTGTAGGCATGGGTTTTTACCCCTTCATGCCGCTTAAGTAATTCTCGTATTCTGTAACTCATTGGTCGTGCTTATGCGATGCGCCGTAATAAAAGCTTATGATAGATGAGACAATACCCCCGAGATAGCCCAGCACAAGATTAACAATGCCGTCATCATTAGCAGCGGGATCTTGTATTGTGACCATTGCGATGTATCCTCCGAAGAAAAGAACGCATGTAATCGCAATAAAACGTGGCGTCCAATCGCCTTGGAAAGCTTGTCTAGCGTTTTGAATATCTGCTGTTTCAAGTGCAAAAACATCAACATCTAACTCCTTCATCCGTGCCTCGAAGTCCAGTTCCGCCTTCTTGATCTCCGCAAGTTGTTCGGGCGTCGCAGTCTGTACGGCTTTCTCAATGCTCTTCTCATCAGGACCACATCCAAGTACGTTAGCAATAGCTTGCGCTGCGGTACCACCAAGAGGCCCACCAAGAGCCTGCCCAAGTGTCGGGGCGACCGCCCCAATCAAACCTTTAATCGCACCGAATTTCATACTACATCCTCATCCATTCAGCAAATACGATAGCCCCTAGAATAAACGGATATATAGCAAGCACCATGCGTTCTAGTCGTTGGAACTTAAGGCCTCCTTCGTCAAGCCGTTTCTCTATGTTCTGGTACCGGATCTTGCACTCAGCTTCATGGATTTCAATCTTTTTTAGGGCTTCCTCTGCAATGTTCATGAACTATTCCTAATGTATACAATCTCAAACGCAGCAGAAATGTCGAAAGTGACGGAAGCAGATGACGATACTGCCCGTACTTCGATGTCCGACTTCTCTGTAAATTTTTGTGGGATCGTAAAGGATTCTTCAATATGCATACCTGTTGTCAAAGACTTAACGTCCTTTGACTGAAATACTTCTCCGAATGGCCTGACCGCCAAAATTAATTTGCATACCGCAGGGGTGTTGGAGGTAGTTCCATTCGATACATCATATTGAAGCATATACCCAGTGTGACCCGCAGGCACTGTCCAAAGAGCCATTAGGCTTTGATTTGAACCAGTAACTCCATTAATGCTTGCGTATACATTTGCTGGAACCCCAGTCGTTACCGTTCCTGTGCCCGCGTAAATAACTCCAGCATTTGCGCCCCCCGAACCCGCAGAACGAACAATCATTCTATTAATCCTCAAAAACGATTGGGTTGTGTTGACTGCGGTTTGCCCGTTCAGGGTTACAATTTCAGTTATTTCGTTGTAGTCACCATCAAGGCCATATAACTGAACCGTCCTTGCTCCAGTTCCAGCAGAAGTATCATCTGTCGAAGAACTAGAAACTTTAAGGACGGTTGCAGAAGTTAAATAACTATATAAGCCACCTTCAGCCCATATGGTTGCTATACTATCAGTAACAGAAGAGTTATTACCGAACTTAAAAAGTGGGTAATGCCAAGCAATTTGCCCTCTAGCTACTTGAAGCTCGAAAGGCTCGCTGGTGCCAACCCTCGTTATTGACGATATTTCAGCCATGTTAGCCTGCCGCTTCTTCTACTTCTTCAACAATCACAATGGATTCTTTAAGTGCATTCTGTCTATAGTTAAGTGCAACCTGAAGGTTGACCATTTGTCGTTGTGCTGACGCTACTTGATTCTGTATTTCTGCAATCTGGTTACGTAAGTTGACGACTTCTACGTAATGCTGCTTAGCGTCATCTGTTTGCTCGTTCATGTCATATTCTTGGTCGTCGATTACAACGATGACGGGCTGTGCTTTTTGTTGTTCTTGCGCTTCTTGCACTTCTTGTTGCTCCACTTCACTCATATTAGTCTCCTAGTTTTTAGCGACTTTACTATTCCACAGTTCAAAAAGCGTTTCTATCTTTTGTTCCTGTGTTTCGGTGTGGCTGCGTAAGCGGCCAAGTTCAATTTCCATCGCACGCATGTCTTTTTCGATGTCGTTCATTTCTTTGATCTTTTCTTCTAACGCCATAATCTTAGCGTTTTGGATCAGATCATCAGGCAACGCACCTCGCAAACCAAGCGGCCACTCCCGAACAAAATCGGCGTTGTCTTGGATCTGCATCTGGTGCATCTCGTGTCCGTGCTCAACCCCGGTAATCCGGGTATCAAGCGTGACATACGCAGTAGTCGCCATGACAATGCCAGCGGATAAAGCAACCAAGTTCCGCAAAGGGATCTCGACTGTTGTATTTTCTGATAGCTCTGTCATGGCTATTTATCACGGTTATTCCACAAATCGAAGAGGGTTCGCACCTTCTCCTTAATCTGCTCGATGTCAGCGTGCATCTTTGCCAGTATAATCACAAGGGTTACAAACCCGACCGCGACGGGCCATAACACATTAATTGCATCTAGCGCGGTCATAAAGCATTAGGCGTCCTTGTTCTTGGCATGCCCGATATTGACTGCGAGCAGATCAAGAAACTTCTTAGCCTTTGCCACAATCGCATCGTCCTTCGGCGTAGGCGTCATAGCACTCACCACCGAGGCCAACGTAACCGCAGCAGTTAGCCAGTTGAAGATATCCCAGAGTAATTCCATTACCAAGGCACTCCATTAGCCTGAGTTGGATTCTTGTCGCTTTCAATCTTGGCTGCAAGCGATGCCTCAATAGCGTCCTGATCGACACCGTTTGCCCAACACCAGCCCAATACCTGAGACTCCGTTAAGTCGTCGTAAGGCGTAAAGTCAGGGCTTGATGCGTCATAGGTAAAGCCGCAAGTGCCGTATGATGATGCAGAGTAGTCTCCGTCAACTGCGGTGCAGCGCCAATGGGCAATAAAAACCCCGCCGTCAGATAGCTCACGTTCAAGCGTTGAGATTGTCCATGTAACCATTAGTTAGCTCCTTCTAATGTTGCGATACGTGCAGTTAATTCCTGAATAGCTTTGATCAATACTGGAACCATCTGCGCTTGATCGACTAGCCATTTCTGATCGCTTTCTTCGTCAATACTTAGGTCTTCTTCGTTCCGTGGTGCGTTTACTGCAAAAGGCAAAACGTCCACTAGCTCTTGAGCCAAAACGCCTGTCCACTTGCCACGAGCATTACGGTTATTGAATGAGGTGTCAGATGGATCGTCCCAGTTGAAATCCACGACACGGACTTGATTAAGTTTTTCTGTGGCGTTCATTTCGGTGTCAACGATATTAGTCTTCAATCGTTGATCAGAGGACACTTGAATGGCAGCGTTTCCAATGTACAGTGTTGCTGAACCACCTCCTGCTGAACTGGAACGTATTTGATTGTCGCCGTTTGCTGCGCCTACATAGACGCCTTCACCAACCATGATATTGCCGCTGTTAATGCCGGCTGAATAAAGGTTAAAAAAGCCGCGACCACCTGCGTGGAGGTCTTTGAAGCGTGAATCAGGTTCGCCTAAGTCAACGGTGTTGTCACGCTTTGCACCAGCGGCATTTGTAGGAAGAATTTGATTAGTTGCATCGTCAAAACGTAAGTAACAATTGCCTGAGCCAATTTGTAAATCTGTTCCGTCGGTAGAAGCAATACTACCGACTGGTGCGCCGTCTTTGTAGAAAATTGCAATTTCGCCGTCACTGTCTGTTCTGTTTACAAGCAGAGGAACGCCGCCCCATTTTGCAAGACCTAATCGACCACCGCCTAAAAAGATACCATCGTCGGCTGCTGTTGCTGTTGAATTATCCCAAGGCGTTGTATCAGTAGTCCCAACCAACAAGTTGCCGCTGGAGTCGATGCGCATGCGTTCGGTTGAATCTTCATAAAACCTTAAAGCGTCAGCCGCAGAGGAAACCAGCAACGACCACTCATTTGTTCCGCCTTCAATTTGGACAGTAGCAGAACTTGCGTTTGATACTTCAATGTTTCTTGTGCCAACCCCGGTTGAACTTAGCTTCCCAACCAGCAAGTTGCCGCTGGCATCAAGCGTCATGGCTGCTTCAAGAGTTATTGTGGCGTCTGCTGCTGGTGATACATCTGTACTTCTATACCAAGTGTGTGCGCCGAAACTTTGTTCGTAGATAGTTGCATTAGCTGCCGTTGAAAATTTAAATCCACCGTTGTAATACGCGTTTTGGCCTGAGTACAAATAGTCGGCGAGTTGCGAGCCAACAAATCCACCTTTGGTCACAAGCGAGCTAAATGATGTGTCCCAAACTGGGGTAGTGTTTGACAGTCTGACTTGCCCCTGCGAGTCGATACGCATGCGTTCTGTTGGAGAATCATTACCACCACCATCAGAGTCAGTAGTGCTAAAAATTAAATTACCGTCTACTGCCCCGCCCGGCCCTTCGTTTCCAGTAACGTAGTTTGCAATGCTGGCTTTTACTCCAGCGTCATCTGCATCTGCCGAATAAAATTCAATAGCTCCAACATTTACGTTGATTCCGATGGAGCTTGAAGAGCCGACACGAATAACAGCGTCACTGCCGCTAGAAGTTCTAACGTCTAATGTTTTAGCTGGACTAACACCAATCCCGACGTTGCCGCTTGAGTCGATGCGCATGCGTTCTGATACACCAGCCGAGCCACTAGGCGCAGTATTAAAAGTAAGCTCGCTACCAGCACCAGACCCTGCATATAAATTTACAATGCTTGCGGTAACATTTTCGTTACCAGTATCGCTCGTATAAAATTCTATGCCGCCTTGTGGGTTTGCTGCTGTAGCAGAGGTATCTGTGTCCGTGATGCGAATAAAGTTGGCTTTTGATCCTGCGTTGTTGTTGCCAGAGACTTCCAGCTTTCGGTTTACTGTGGTAGTACCAATCCCGACGTTGCCGCTGTCATCAAGTGTCACTGAAGCAGTTGTAGAGGTGCTGTTATAGAAACCTAAATCTCCATCAACATCGACACCTATTTGCCACGTTTCGCCAGCACCAGCAGGTTCTTCAATCGTAATTGCATGTGCGTTTGAGTCAGATTTGACAATAAGATTTCCAACGCTTGTGCTGTTATCTGTTGTCCCTACAAAAACTTGGCCGCTGGAGTTGATAGTCATAGCTCTTGTGGCTGCGTCTGTTCCTGTCGTGCTTCCGTGTACAAAAAAGCCTAGTCCAACAACATCAGCATCCGAAGCACTATCACCTATTGCAGCTATACCCGCTGAACCAGTACCTTTTGATAGAGATATAGCACCATACGGATTACTTACACCTGTTGTGGCTGCTGCGTTTCTGATTTTTAATCCAGCGGTGTCGTGGACTCCTGTATATGTTCCAGCCTGCTCAACCATTAAAAGAGTTTCAGGACTCGCCGTACCAATCCCAACTCGACCGCTGGAGTCGATACGGAGGCGTTCTGTAGCTCTAGCACCTTCTGAGTCAGAACTTAATGAGGTAGCAAATACAAGTTCAGCTCCAGCGCCAGTAGCAGTCTCAGCTCTTGCTTCAATAAAAGCGGCTACGTTTGGCCCTGCACCAGAACTGTCTGTATTGTAAAACTCAATACCCGCAAAGTTTGTGTCTTCGACGTTGCCAGAGTTACCTGATATTCTCAAGTAGCTTTCGCTTGATGTTGCTGATGTAATTTCTGCTACTCTAGACGGACTCGTAGTCCCAATCCCCAGCGACTCTGCCGAAGCATCCCAGAACAACTTCGCAGTCGTGCCAGTGTCTTCGTAGAAGCTGATGTCGCCTGATGCTCCAATAGTTAATGCCTTTGTTTGTGCAAAGGAACCGCCACCAGCATGGTCTTCGGTTACAAATTCAAATCCTGCCGTATAAGCAGACGCAACGGTTGGCTGCAATCCACTAATAACATTTATTTTTGCACCGTTGCTTATGTTGCTAATTGGTTCAAAGTTTAGGCCCGTTGTAAGCCCGCTAGTGTTCACATCGCTGTTGCCAATAGTAGGTCTTGTTGTTGCTGTGCTCTGAACAGTCAAACCATCAGCCGTCACAGTGCCGTCCACATTCAGCGACACGTTCATATCTACAGCGCCTGCGCTATTAATAGTCATAGCCGTAACTTGAGCGTTAGGCGTGGAGCCTGTCGTGCCCGCAGGAGCCGTTTGAAAAACTAATGAACCGCCAGCGCCCGTACCTGTACCTGCGCCACCACGGAAAGTAACGTTATTACCTGATATGTCAGTACCAGAGGCGTCGTCAGTACCAACAGAAGTGTCTTTAAGTAAAACACCGTCAATGTCTACACCAGCAGCTGCTGTGGTTTCTAAAATAGAATCCGTGGTTATGGATTGTCCAGCATCGACGACGATGTTATTTGAACCTGTGGTGTTACCGTTAGCCAGAACCTCAGACAGTTCGTTGTTTGCACCTACTTGAGCGTCCACATACTGTTTAATAGAGTCCGACGTGGCCAGCGTAGTAGTAGAGGCGTCAGACATATCCGTCGTGGTGTTGATACCCGTTACAGTAGCGCCTGTAGCCAACGTTAAGTCTGTGTTAGCCGTAAGGTTAGTAAATACCCCTGTAGTAGCCGTAGTAGCCCCAATTGTTGCGTTGTCTATCGTACCGCCATTTATATCCGGCGAGGTCAAAGTTTTATTTGTAAACGTCTCAGTCCCAGCAAGCGTAGCCAGCGTACCTGTAGTGGGTAAAGTAACGTTTGTCGTACCCGTAGTAGTTAGGGTCAACGCATTAGCACCGGCAGTAGAAAACGCCGCAGCGGTAGATACCGCACCAGCAAGTGTGACAGTGTAGCCACCTACAGATAACGAGTTAATGTTAGTAACAGCTTCGACAACGTTAGTGCCATCGCAAAACAACAGCATCGTCGTACCATCAGGAATCGCAATTCCCGTACCGGCTGAAGTTTTTAGAGTAACCGTACGGCTGCTACCAACCGCGTTTTTAGCGATATAGATCTTTGAAGCTGTAGGGCAAATGACTTCCGCATTACCAGTTAACGCTGCGAGCGTATCAGTAAACTCAAGCATCGCTGCGCGAGACTCAGCTGTCGTGCCGTCTGCTGTAGTAAGCGTATGACCGTTTCCAGTCCAAGTATTAATTACCGAACGGCCCGCGATGGCCTCTTCTATCATAGAGGTGATATTGTCATTAACGACATCGCCCCAAGTACCACTTAACTCCCCCTGTACGGGCAGAGCTAGTTTAAGAATGGAAGTGTATTGTGTCGTCATCTCTTAACCTCACGCGGCTATGTCTATCCAGTTTGGGTTTTGCGTCCTATTTACGTCGCCCCAAGATGGACTTTGTGTACTATTAATATCTTGCCAGTTGGGGGTCTGGTTGTCATCTACTTCACCCCAAACAAACACTGACCCTACTTGTCCTGTAGCAGACACCCCGGAAACAGGTACATCTGCATTAGCTTTAGGAGTTACTATCCCTAATCTAGCGTTTCCAGCGACTCCAGTGACCGGTACGACGACACCAAACTTAATAAATACGTCGCCTATTTGTCCGGTTGCGGCAATTCCCGATGGGTATACGTTGCCTGTACCTGTAACACTTACGCTACCTAGAGCTGTTGTTCCCTCATTTCCTGTAACAGCTACGTTGGCTTCTGCAACTACGCTAACTGTACCTAGATTCCCAGTTGCGCTTAACCCGCTTGGGGCTACGTCGGCGTTAGCCTTAACAACTACGCTGCCTAGAGCTGTTGTCCCTTCGTTCCCAGTTACAGCTACATTGGCATCCGCAACTACATTAACTGTACCTATACTAGCGGTCGCTGCGAGTCCTGAAGGCTGAACAGTAGCTGCGCCACTAATGGATACAGCACCAACGGATCCAGTGATTTCTTCCCCAGTAGGGGATACGTTCGCTTCAGCAATAACGCTAACAGTGCCTATAGACCCTGTAGCTTGGATCCCATCAACATTGACATATAAGAGCGGGGTGCCCCAAGAACCTTCGCCCCAACTAGCGCGGCCCCACCCTTCGTATAATGTTGACGACGGCATCTACCGCCTCCTACGCAATCCTGATAATAGCGTTACTCGCATCAGCTGTCGGAAATTGGATCGTAAAATCACCTGCGGTGGACGTCTTATCCCCACCAAAATCCAATACTGCTACCGCTGGATTCGACCCGCCTGACTGGTAAATTAAAGCCCCACGAGCTGTAATCGTCGCTGTAGACCACGTTACATTAGAGAAGCTCAAATACGCTGTGGTACCCGAAGTCGTTGGGTTAGTGGATATCGTAAGCGTTTCCCCACCTGTCGAATATCCAGTACCAGAAACTTCATTAGTCGCCGCATACACCGTTGTAGACGCATCCAATGTAGCTGACGACGTGAACAGTGCGATCTTGAAAACCTGTGTGGTGTCTGAACTAAAGTCCATTTCCCCGTCAAGCAGCGCTTGCTTAAACGAAGTACACATTGCCTGTGTGATTGCCATAAATATCTCCTTAAGTTACTGCTACTCGGTATTGCCCAGAACGATAGGCATCTTCTCTTAATTTACCGTCTCCAAGGTTTTTCAGTAATCCGATGGCTTGTACAAACAAGCGTTCATACAAAGCTACAAGATCCTGCTCACCTTTCATAAAACGGATAGCTTCGACTAGAGCACCGTTCAGCAACGCTGAATCGAACTCATCTCCAAGCCACGTCGTTCCCGCAGTAACAATGGATTCTGGGTAATACCCGTAATGAAGTTCCATAGAATAGTTACTGTCTGGAGTCGGCCCCAAAATAAACGAATCGTCATCAAAGTAAGCGTAATGTTTGGGGAGTCCCGTAGCGGTAGGGCCGGGGTACGCTTCTCTAATAAAGTTAACGTCTTTGTTTAGTAAGAAGCTGTAATTCCCTGATCCATCAATAACGGCAAGTGAATAAGACCACAAAAAGTCCGTAGGGATACCAAGATATTTATTACTAGCCGTCAACGTACCAGTCACATTTTTACGTAACGCAGGGATCTGAACAGTGTTATATATTTTCTGTTCTGCCTGTTCGGTAAACATTGCAAGCTGGTCGTCAGTAAACGAAGTCTCGCAAATATCCTCGATATTGGTCTTGAGAGAAGCGTAGTTCATGGCTTATGCCATCGGCCCCCGACACATTGTTCCTTTTGTTGCAGCCCCTGCACCACGCATCTTAATCCCAGACGTTTTAACGCCTTTCATGCTGGCTTTAGGTCCGTAGGGTTTTACACCACTCATCTTATGCACTTTATCTTTTTTCATTAGCTGGTCACCACCGTTACTGTTCCAATGTACCCATTTGCTACTAAGTTGTTAGGAGTAAGCCCGTATGGATCTTTACCACCGCCTACAGGTGCCCAACCCCACTGAATATCCCGACTGCTAAAGTCTCCAGAAGAACCTAAGCTCCTATCTGGACGGGGATCTCGTATCGCTTGTGGATCGTTTACTGGAAACTCTCCTAGCTTCAACTGAGGCTGGTCTGGATTCCAACATTCTGGACATGCTTTGACGTTAGTATCCCTACCCTTAACAATTAAATTACGTAGCTCCTTTAACTTATATTGAAAGCCGCAGACATCGCATTCTGCTATGGCCTTCTTTGCGGAAGCAAACCGGTTAGTCACATCTAGATCCTCGCAATACGCGGTACAAACCTAGCCGGTGTTTTTACCCTGTCCTCTTCCGCAGCTAAACGAAATTGCTCTTCGTACTCCGCTTTTAATATTGGCAGTCGTTCTGCTAACTGAGGATCTTTCATTGCAACGTAGTAGGCTAAACCTGCCACCATACAAGGAAAAAACCTGAAGTTCATATCTGCCGTTTGCACCCCGCTACCAGCGTCTTCAATTCGACGCATCCGCCAGTACTTAAACACGTAATCATTCGTATCCGGTACCGGCCAGACATTAATTTTTGGGTTATCCCTAAGCCGCTCGATGTATACCTGAATCGGTCTACCCTGCGTTAATTTGTTAGGAATAGAAGAATATGTACTTACACTGATCCGTGTAATAGTAAGATCTTGTTGAGTGGCTGTAACCCCTGCATTTGTCCGTATAACCTGTTCTAGTAAGTCAATGGTATCGGCAGGTAGGTTGTACTCAGAAGTCCCTGCAACAAGGTTTACGGTGCCCTCATCAACTGTCCATAGGTTTAGCCCACGGTTTTGCCACTCAATCGACATTAAGTTCATAGAACGACGTGCGGTCCGCAAATCGTAACCAGAACGCATTTCTCTACCGGCACGCTCCCACGCTTCTTCAGCGATTTCGGTAAAGTCCATGTTGAACGCTGTAGTGCCTGATGTGGTCATCTTCTCTTTCTTTTCAGCGGAGCAACTCGTCTGGGTTTTCCTGCGGGTTGTCCAATCCGTTTTTTCTGTGCGATTCTGCTTCTTTTCTCAGACGTCGTAGCTTCTGACGCAGTTTTAGGCGTTTTGCTAGAGACTCTTTTTGTTGGTCTACAGTAGGGGGTTCCCCGTTTTTCGCCTTTCTGCCTGCCACAAGCCTTACCTGTACGTACGTCCTTCCAGTCTTCTTTGAACCAACGTTTTAACGCCGCTCCTTTGGCTGTTTTGCGTACCGCCATTATTTACCTGCCTTCTTTTTGCGGCATTTGGCTATCGCCCCTGAAGCATAGGCGGACGGAAAGACCTTGTATCTGGACTTAACCTTGCGATAGCAATCGTCTTTAACCGTACCGCCTTTCTTGTAGTAACAACGCATAAACATCAACCTGATGTTAAAGTTTCATTTTGCCTCAGCTACCCTTCATCGACACCATTTTAGCGGCGCGGACACCTTTGGTAGCTTTACCACAGCCACGAACAGTTCCACCTTTTTTATAAGAAGATGTCTTACCACCTTTCTTCATATCTTTAGGCTTAGATTTTCTCTGCGCGTTTAGGTACTCACGTAGGCTCTTATACCCTGAAGCTTCAAGTTCTTCTTTTGTAACCGCAGCTTTCTTACGCCCATCTTTACCGATAAACGTATCTTTACCCGCTTTTCTGGCTTCAGCAATAGATTTTGGCTGACCTTCTGCTGGCATACCCTTAGCGGTAGCCGCTTCTCTCCGCATCATAGGAGCAGGCCCGGTCTCTTTTTTAGAGTCCATACTTGCCTTTGGAGCTTTAGGCTCTATTTCAGGTGCAGGCATAGCTTCTTTTTTAGCTTTTAATTCTTGGCTTTCGTTAGGCCGACGCTTACCTACTGCACGAGTCTCAGTATCCTTAACGCGCATCCCCGAAGGTAGCTCCTCTGGAGCTTCGTCTTTCTTAAATGGACGTGTGCGGCTAGTTTTTCTTTTAGCTTGGGGGCGCTTTTTTCTTCTAAACATATCAGAAAAAGCCATGACTTAGCTCCCCTTCATCTTAACCATTTTGCAAGGACGTACAGCCCCGCCACGAGCCATACCGCAACCACGGACTTTACCGCCTGATTTCATACGGGGATTGTAACCCTGTGCCATCATACCGCCGTCTTGATACTTCTTCATCTTCATAAACTCTTCTCCAACACTTTGTGGAACGCCAACTTTCTTGGCAAATTTAGGGTTATTGGCTACTGCAGCCATAAACTTTTGCTGTTTTTTAGACTTAGCAGGCATTACCACTTTACCTTATCAGCCCAATACGCAGCGGACTTTTTGCCTTTAGCGATGTTCTTGCTATGTCGAGCTTTAAACGATTTACGTTTAGCCTTCATGCGAGCAGATTCGCCTTTTTTAGGCTTGCCAGCAGTACTAGCGCCTTGTTCTCCGAAACGAATAATCTTTTCGGTACCCCCCTCACATGCCTTTACGACGTGTGATTTTTTGGGGTGATTAGGCGTTCTGCGCGGCTTATTACAAGCCATGCTCTTCTTATCGACTCTGCCACCAGCAGCGTAGTACCTACGCATAATGTCCTCCTCCTAGCTATAGAAGAAAGTCATAGCAGTGATATTCGTTGCTGTAGCTACGTAAACGTCTGAGACACAACGAATACCATCGTCAGGGATGTTGATTGAGTGCGAATCAGACGCTAGAAAGTCGATATCTAGCACTGTGTCACCACCGTTACCATTAGTAACAGTAAGGCGTCCTGCGCCCGCACCTGTCAAAACCTGTATCTGACGAACTCTAGCAGGGCCAACGGCTAAAGAACCGGTCCCAGTAACTCGTTTTGTTAGTACATCAGAGGACATGGATTACCTCCTTATCCCGCAGATACGGTCAAAACGCCTGAGTTACTCCATAGCTGCCCAGCAACAGTTGGATCAGAAGTCGGGAGGTCAGAAAAGATGATTACGCTGTTTGTACCATCGTATGTAATAGAAATATTTTCTGTAACAATACCGGTATTTGCAGCTTTGGTGATGTCCTTAAAGCCATTCTCGGAACGGACTGGACCTTGGAACGTAGTGTTAGCCATTGTTATCTCCTGTCTCGGCTAGTGTCAGTTGCCCTATGCAACTGTCAGGGATAGATCGATCTTATAGAAAAAAGAAGGGGGCAACAAGTGCCCCCCATAGTCTTTTAAGCTCCGGGTGAACCGAAGATTCCAAGAGGATCTGAGACCCCGAAGGAATATCGCTCACGAGCCTTATAGCGGCTGTTGCCCGTATCGAAATCAGCGTCCATAGACGTAGACATCGGCGTACGAACAAAGTGCTTGAGGCCGTTCGGAACATCAGTCATCAAGAACCATGCGTCGGTATCCGTCAGATAATGGTTAACTGTGTAACCTTCTGGGATTGAACCGTTGTTACGGATGGCGTTGATGTCGTTGTCAGCCGTACCCACACGACCTTCAGTTTCGAGCAAACGAGTCGCTACGAACTGGAGATTGGGCGGAATAACTAGCTTACGAGGCTTGGCTGCAATCAAGAGGCCACGCTCATCGGTCCAACCTGCAATCTGAATAACGGCAGCTTCAAGAGAAGTTTCGTTAAGATCAGCCGCAACAGCGGGACGGTTTGAGTTAGAGCCACCTGATACCAACGGGTGGTCCGTTGCACACAGTACTTTGCCGTCACCATAAGTCGGGTTGCCGGAACCAGTGAACGCTTGGTTCAACACGGTTGCACCTTTAACCTGCTTGGTGTACGCCATAGCACGAGCCAGCGCCTTCGTATAACGTGCAGACAATGAGTCATACAAGTTATCTTCAATAGCTTCTTCCGTAATTGAGAAGCCCATTGCGATGGTTTCGTGTGTGTAACGTGCAGTCCATGCTTCTTGAGCATTGTCATACTCAATCGCAGCACCTTCGTTTTTAACGGGTGCAGCTGAGAAGCCAGACAGCTTGGTTTCTTCTTCAAAAGAGCGATCAGAAGATTCAGTTTCGTAAATCTCTGCATGCTCTTCACCATACTTAGCGTACTCCATTCCAAACAGTGCGTTTAGACCGGGAAGGAGTTCTTTAAGTAGTTGGGCGCGTGAAATAGCCATTACTTATTCTCCTTATACGCCAGTGGTGTTGTCATACTGGTGACCTGCGTTCCACTTAACGTAGGCTTCCGTATAACCACCAGAGCTGTTCTTAGTTTCTTCGACCAAACCAATAATGCGGAATGGGAGAGTGTTAGTCGTAGCTGACGTATCTGAAATCGCGCAACGTGAGTTGCCTGAAGTAGAGTCGCCAGTATTATCTACACCCGCCACGTTCGCACCAACGTCGGTTTGAGCGAGGTCGCCAATAGTAGTACCCGAAGATACAACAGCAGCTTTAAAGAGAATGTCAGTGCCATCTGCAACGAATGCTTCGATGTCAGATGCAACCGTGCTTGCAGGATACGATTGACGCCATACCTTGTAACCAAGGTTAGGGTCGGTGTACGTGCAACCAAGGAAAACACCAACAGGTGTCATAGCAGCATCGAACGTATCACGTTCAACGGTGCCTCCGGTGACAAGTTTAACAGCATCTCCATAAAAAATAGAGGTAGCATAGCCACTAGCAATAGGCATGTGACGAGTTACACCCACGAAAGGAGAGCCGCTCAACAGTTTCACCGGAACTAGGCCATAAGGCCCACTTACAGTAGGATAAGCCATTTTAAGCTCCTAAATTAAGTTCCGTTTCCAAAAGTAACCTTCGATTTGCGGTCATGAAATAACGGCATACGAGGGTCGTTTTCTCTCATGAGATTGTTATCTACCGAAGCCATCTGAGACTTAGCTTGTTGTCCGTAATAATCATTACGTTCATCCACCATCTCTACTGGCGCTTTACAAAGCATCAGACCGCCTTGCACGATATTATCTTTAAAGCGTTCGTTTTCGACACTTACCAGAGTAATTTCGGGGTGTTCCGTAGCTTTTACCGGTTCCCAACCTTCACGAAGTTTGGAAGATACATTGGTTGGATCGACGTTTCCTAAAGTGCTAATGCGTATCCATCTGTAAGCATACCCATCCTCCGGTGTGGGAGAAGGTAGTACTTCTGGACGTTGCCAAGCCCTTTTTCGGCCAGTTTTTTCTCTCGTGTCTAGATCACGGTTTAGTCGATTCTCAGCCATTTGCCTTCCTCTGTTCTAACGCCACTTGGTCGGCGTATTGTTTTGGGGTTAGTCCTAAACGTTTTGCAAGCGTAAGCTGCGTGGGCGAAAGTCTAATCTTCCTTGGGGCCGTGCTTCGCGTAGCAGGAGCCACCACATTAGATTGTCTTTTCGGTTTTTCGACTACCTCACCAAGTTCATCCTCGAATTGTCCGGGGAATACTTCTCTCATGCGAGAGTCTATCCTCTCGTAGTACTCATTGCTCTGGGGGTCTACCCCGAGTTTGACAAGCTTTGTATGCAATCCCAGCGCAAAACTCGTCATTTCATCGTCATTTCCGAACCATGTGTTGTATTTAGCCCAATCACTAGCTCGTTCATCGACGGGTGCCGGTATGTTCTGTTGTGTATCTTCCACTGTTTGTACAGGAGTTTCAACCTCCTGTAAAGCATCAGGTTTCAAGTTATTTAACCTATCTGCTTTAATCTTAGCGTTAGTTAATTTTTCTTGTGCCTCTAACAACTTATCAGCGTCACCCGCTTCATAAGCTTGCTTGTACTGACGCTTGGCTATAATCATCTCACCAGCAGCGGTCTTTTTAGCTTGCTCTAGAAGAGCTTCTTGGTTCTGATTAACTGTACCTTTTAGCTTTTTATTTTCTTCTAAAAGGGTACGACTAAACCGCTCTAGTTCTTCTCGTTGTCGCGCTTCTTCACGTCGTTGAGCCGTTAACTTCGCAATACGTTTGTTAACTTTCTTTGAGTACCCATCTAATTCTTCTTTAGTAGGTTCGTCAGGTAAGTCTTCATCGTCGTTATTGTTATCGGCAACTTGTTTAACGGGTTCTTCTATTTCTAGTTCAGGCTCAACGTCAACTTCTACCTCGTTTTCTATCTCGTTAGAGTCTTGTTTACGGTTTTTGCCTATGACTTCTGCACTGGATGGTTCAATTTCAATCTCAATGCTTTCTTCTTTTTCGTCAGGAAACTCAAATTCAACTTTTTGAAAGGGCATTATCTACTCCTTATGCGCGGGTAATACCGCGTGGGTCAGCAACCACAGCCTCAATAGAGTCATCGTTCATCAAACGATACTCTACACCATTAACCTTAAACCTAGTACCCGTATTAGCACGAAACATAACGTAATCGCCTTGTTTGCACCACGGGCCTGTCGGGAACCGGTCTTCATCAGCATAAGCTTGTTGGCCCATGTCCAATACCAAACCAATAATCGACATAACATGTTCATGGTTAATAGTAGTAGCAGATTTAACGAGTCCAGATTCCCCAAACGTCTCTTCGACTTGGGGTAATGCAACTAGAACTCGGTAGCCTACCGGCACAGGGAGTTGGTTTTCTATATCTTCTTGAGTTAGTTGAATTTCAGCGACAGCTTCACTCATCGTCATCATCCATGTAGTTTCGGGCAAGGCCATTTATATGGGACAAACAGGTCTCTAGACCTCGAATCAAGCCTGTTGCTTCCTTGTACTGGGTGAAGTCTTTAGCTCCCCCCGACGCAAGAAAATCCACTGCAGAGGAGCGATCCTCCTCTATTTTATCTCTTAGCACGTCAAAGACGGTTTTAGCCATTACTGACCCTTATTCTGTTGTTCTATAAGTCGCATAAGCTCTAAATCTAACTTCTCTTTGTTATTTTGTTTGTCTAACGCAATTTTGACGCCTTCTTTTTGGGCTTCAATAGAGAGTTCTTGTTTATCTAGCTTAAGTTGTTCTACCTCTAAAGCAGCGTCTACCCGATCCTTTTGAGCCTTACGCTGTTGTTCTGCTTGACGGATTTGTATATCTGCAGCATCTTTTTGAGCCTTCCGTTGGACTTCTTGCTGTTTTACTGCTAGTTCTTGTTGCTGTAACTGGAATACAGGGTCTTGCGCCTGTTGCTGAGCTTGTTGCTGTGCAGCCTGTTGTTGATGGGCTTGTGTTAGCTGTGTGCCCGCTTTAGCCATTAACTGAGCTAAAGTAACCTCAATGCTTTCTGGAAGTTCTTCGTTTGGTGCGGGGAGAGGCGCTCCTAACTTTTCTTCTATTTGCTTACGGTAGTTAAACCCTAAGTGTTGTGCTAAATGCGCTTGTAAAGCAGCCATAATTGCCTGCCCTTGCGGGTTCTGCCCAATCATTTGAGCAACCATAGGATCTTGCATAAACGCTTGATGCGTTGTTATATGCGCGTCATGATCTTGGTATATAAACGCTTTAAGTGGTTTACCATTGAGTGCATCCATGTTTTCACTAACTGGATCAGTCGGTTTAAGATCATCTTGAGTCGGGACAAGTTTATCTGCATTTTTAACTCCTAATACCTCGATCATCTGTCGATGTAATTGAGGTAGGTCGTATATTTGTGGCGCTGACTGAGCCATCTGCAATACCGCTTGGTATTGAACAACCCGCTGCGCCATTGTTGAGCTGTTAGGATCACTGACAGGAATAACATCTACTGTCATATAGTCCGCTACCCGTGCGCTTACTTCTCCACGGATAGGCATATAGTCATACTCTGTCGGGGCGTACTCCGACATAATCGCCTTGAGCATCTTGAATTCTTGCTTCATGGCGTAGTGAACGCGGGCTTGTACCGCAGCCATCGGCTTCAATGTACGTTCTAACAGAGCTAGTGTGGTTCCAACTGGCGCATTGGCCGACATATCAGAGATGTCCATATCACTGATAGCACCGAGCCTACGACCTTCCGTAGTAATCTGGTTCAGCAACGCGAGCAGCGTTTGGCTTGGCTCCTTATAAGGAAGTGGCATGATGTTGTCGCGGATCGAGCCAGACGGTACATCAACGTCTTTCCACTCTCCCGGCTCAATCGGCGTGTCATCGCCTTTGATTCTCAACCCACGAGCTTTTAAACCCCCCGGAAGGTTAGATAGCGTACCAGCATCCACCAGTTGTCGTATAAGCGACGTTCCAGCCTTGGCGTACCCTCCTATGATGTGGATCAAGCCAAGTCCGTAAAAACCAAATCCGGGCACGTATACATAGTGCACAAAATGCTGACGCTTAAGATGTAGTAGATCTTCTTCTGCCCAGTTACGTCGGATAGCTAAAACTTCTCCGGTTCCTCTTTCGATGGTAACGACATAAGGCTTTGCAATCTCGTCTTTATCTTCGTCAACATCGTCAATAACGAGGTCCGCGTGTACTTCATAAACTGCATATCGATCATCATCAGTGAGTGAATATCCACCTTCTTCTGCTTTCCTTTTCTCTACGTCTGTATGGAAAGGTTGTGGGTCACCTAGTTCAACATCTCGATAAAACCCAATAGCCTGAAGCTTTCGTAATTCGTTTTTAGTCTTTCGCATGACGTGCGTAACACGCTCTGCGGTTTCAATGTGTGAAGCGCCATAAGGAATAATTACATCTTCAGCGGGAATATAAATAGCGACTTGACGGCCAATATTAGGATCAAAATAAACTTTCTTGAACGCGGATCCAGCTAGCCCAAGGCTATACAACATACGCTCATGCTCTGAACGATACTCGACCATCCGTTCAGTCAACTGATAGTTCATATCCGCCTTTACTCGTTCAGCGGCTTCAATCTTATCTGGTGTTTCTTCACCAAGAATCTTTACACGAACGGGACCAGCGGCTGGGAAAGTCTCACTCATCGTTTCTGCTTGGAAACGAATGGCGGCTTCGGCAAGTACCGTCGAGTAAACTCCGCAGGCTCCTTCCCACGGATCAGTGCGTTCTTCGTACTTAAACCCTAATACGTCCAGTCCTTTAACAAACGTATCAGCCCAGTCTTTGCGGCTATCAATATCTGCATCGATAAGCCCAAGTAAATCTTGTGAAAGCCCTTGCAACGTATTTTCATCTAACCCTTCTGCAAGGTTGGCATCAAACGCCATCATGTCTACTTCATTAGCATCTGGAATTATTGTTATCTCCATGCTGCCATCAGATAGCGTGACCATCTCTGGGTCAACGATTTCTATCTCTAGCTCAGCGGATTCTCCCTCTTCAAACTCCATAACGTCATCAAGACCTTCGGGAGCCGCATACAAACCTTTTTCAATCGCCATAATTCATACTCTTAGTAGTATCCACCGCGTCGTTGTTTGAAATACCTTTGTTCTTCAGGTTCATCAGTTGGCAAGCGTATGAATCCACCTTGTCTAAAACGCATTAACGCCATGACAGTAGAGTCAACCAAGTCATCATGGCTCATAAACGGGAATCCAGCAATCTCTTCGACTACTTCCTCTGCCCAACGAGTTTCGGGTATCCATACCAGACCCGATGCTACAATATCAGCTACAGAATTTAAACGCGCTAGTTTATCACCAGATCCTCTATGCGGTGTATATTCTTGCACAGGTAGTCCCATCCTACGCATCTCTTGATAGAGTGCGGTACCTGCGCTCTTCTTCTCCACAATAAACGCATCAGGCTCCCAATCTGCATACTCTTCCATAGCTAGCTGCTTTAGTTCAGGAAACTCTAATCGCTGTTTGATGCTGTTAAGTAGGATGATGTTATAGGCATCTACCTCTTCGTTAAAGAACACACCCCACGTAGTCAGCGCGGTGAAGTCCGCACGGTTATGTTTTTCTGCCGCTGCGTCCAACGACATGATGATGTACTCACAACTAGGCGGGGTATCCCTACCCCAATGTTGCCACCATTCTCGCTTAATTAACGCAGCTTCTTCTGCTGTTGGTTCCTGTTGGTACTGCGCGTTCCACTGGAATGTCGGCATCGACGCCTTAGTCCGTAGTAAAGCGTCTAAATCAAAAAACTCCGGCCATAGGGGTTTTTGAATCGGTTTACCTGTATCCTTATCTTCAAGGTCTAGTATGGCTGGAAATTCTATTACCTCAAAGCTATCGGCCCGATCATTCTGGGTCATATCTCTAATTACACGCCCAGTTAGATCATCCATGTGCCATCGAGTCTGGATAATCGCTACGCGGCCTCCCGGCATCAAACGAGTACGAGCACCGAACGTATACCATTCATACGCCTTCTCAAACACCGAAAAGTTACCGTTAATTACGTCCTGCTCTGAGTGAGGATCGTCAACCAGTAACAAATCCGCACCACGACCTGCTAACGCAGAACCTACGCCGCACGCGTAGTACTCACCACCTACATTAGTATTCCAACGGCCAGCCGACTTAGAGTCAACCGCAAGTGACACGGTAGGAAAGATAGATTTATAGGAGTCGGTGTTAATTAAGTTCCTTACTTTCCTACCAAAGTCTACTGCGAGGTCCGTGGTGTGTGACACCATCATGACCTTCTTATTAGGGTTCCGCCCCAGAAACCACGCCGGAAAGAATATAGATACTAACTGTGATTTTCCGTGGCGGGGCGGAATATTAACGCAGATACGATCTTTATCGCCCCGCTCAATTGCCATGAGCATATCTGCCAAAATTCGGTGATGCTGCCCTACAATGTAGTCAGGCTGCATCGCTTTACAGAACTCTATTAGATCGTCATAAGCTAACTTGTTCTGCTTACGTGTACTTAGTTCATCGACTAGACGATCAATTTCTACTACTTCTTCGGGGGTGTAGGCATCAAGATTATCCAACATCACTTGGATTTCTTCTTCTGTGAAGTCTAATGCGACTTCACTCATCGTCATACCCCTCATCATCAGGCTTTTCTATAGGTTTTAACCCCAATTTCTCATCCAAATCGATGATTTCCCCCTCTAAAACCACGGGAGCGTTCAATTCTTGGGGTGGATTTACTAATTTCTCTAGCTTTAAGCGCAGTTTTGCCCGTAAGTCATCCGTTGACTGATGAGTAATAGTCACTTCTGACTTTTCTGCAAACAAACTTACATCAGATATCTTACCTAACAGCTCTAGTGCACGAATACGTACCCTTGGGTCTGGGTTCTCTGACTCTAACAGGAGCTTGTTTGTAACTAAATGACGGATCTGGACTGCGCTTTCCGCAATAGAGTGCCCAAACTCTTGCAATATATTGCCTGTTAGGATTAAAGACGCGGGGGTCATTTTTGCGGTTTTAGCTAAAGATACTTTCTTAGACGTGCTTGCTGGGTTTTCAGCATAGTCTGCTGCTATACCTGCAGCTACATCCTTATCCGCTATGGTTGGGGTAATGTTTAACCCATGTTCGGACAAAAGCATCGCTGTATTACACGCAGCCTCGGCTCGGATGCGAAGATCCGGGTATGGGATGTTGTCAGCTAGCGGTATTCCCACTTCTGGCGTAACAATCACTGTCATAAATATGTACTAGCTCATAGCTAACGGCATAAATCTACATAAAAAATAATTTTTATGCAAGGAGGTTGGGACTCCTATCGGGGGGTGTTCCTATATACGAGGGGGTGGGGGGTCGGAACTCAAAAAATTGGTCGTTATTCGTGGGAATTAGTAATGCTGGAGTAATGCTGGAGTCCCAGTAGATGACGGGGTGTATAGGGGGCGGGTAGGGGCTTGCGTCAGGAAAAATGGGACCGGCATGCTGTATCGATTATTTATAGACAATGCCGGATCTCGTGGTAACTTGTTAACAGGTCGGGGGGAAACGCCTTCCGATTCGCCAGTATGGAATTCCATACTGGCTAACATTAACGAAATAGAGAGATAAAACTATGGCTAATCAGAAACAAGCTGGATCACTGGTAATGGGCTTCAACGGCAAGATGACGCTGGAACTGTCCAAAGGCATCCTATCCTTTGAAAACAAGGCTAAGGGGGCTGAAACAGCCAGAGGCGTAGTGCTAGACCAGTTAGAGGATGATGGATGGGATCCTACTGTGGATTTCAATTCTGGAACTGAAACTAGGGAATGGTTGAAACAGCAAATCACCCAAGCCAAATACGGCAAGGATGGATTGATCCGATACCTAAGCAAGAAGGGTGATATATCGGAAGAGCAATGGGCGCAACGGGATTATGAGCAGGCGCAAGTCTCTAGCAGGCTGACCAATTTCAAGACTGCCCTCACTAAACGATTGGCTAAAGCTGCACTAATCGCTGCAGGTAAAGATCCCAAGGCTGAGGCTGAAAAAGAGAAGGCTCGAAAGGCTGCGGAGAATACGCCAGCTAAAAGGCTCACTACCTTGATGGACTCAGCCAAAAAACTGCTCATGAATGCTGAGAATGAGTTTCCAGCTGGACTCAATAAGCAGGCTCACCTTGAGCGCATCGACAAGATACTGGCTAACCTCGGCAGTGTCGAACAAGCTGACTGACCTATGGCCCCTCTTCGGAGGGGCTTTTTTTTGTCTCAAATTTTTGATACCAGTTCCCGTAGTAGCGCGGCGCATCATGTATTTTCCCACTAACAAATTGATACCAGTTCCCGTAGTAGCGCAGCGCGTAAAGCCAGTATGGAATTCCATACCAGCAATGTTCCCGTAATGTTCCGTAATGTTCCGTGAATGTTCGGTAATTCAGCACTCGTTTTACTACATTATATTCCGTGTAATTTGATGTAGTCTGGTGTAGTTGGGTGTAATGTGTGGCAGTCAAAAAGCTCTATATATATATATTTATTAATAATGTTCTATAAATAAAAATATACTTGGGCCTGTTTTGTTCAACCTATCCCATAACATGTTTTCACATAAATGTTCCCAAAAAACTTTCCTCTTCCGAAGTAAGAGAAAGCTAGACTCCATTTCTCAGTTTTACAGAACATTCGCTACATTCTTTGATTTTCAAATAGTTACGCCATTTTCGGGCCGAACATTACCGGAACATTCAAGAACATTTATTGTTTGACATCGTAATACACAATACTTGACAACAATCCATCATTTGACATAGGACTCTATCTATGCGATAATGTGTTTGTGAGTGAGGGTATTGCGCCTTTATTTCACCCCAGTATGGAATTCCATACTGGTTATCTCTCAAACAAAACAGGAGGTTACAGCAATGGATGTTCAACCCACATTGCAAGTAGTACCAGAGGTAGCGACACCATCTATTCAGTCAAGCGCCATGCTCGTTGAGTTCAGCGCGTCTGTGTGGACAGGTCGTAAGAAAGACAAACACGCGTCAGCAGACGTTACCTTTCGTAACAATGCAAACAAAGGCACAGCCAATGTGAGTAAGAAATTACTTGGTGACTGTGACGAGCTGGATGCGGTACAGAAGTTCGTCGGTATCGTGCGGAACGAGCACTATCGCATGACAATGCCGTGGTCAGATCTGGGTCAACGTCTGATACCCACCGCATTGTTCTTCGACTACCGACAGCGAATGTCACAGCATGAGCAAGAGTTCGATCGTTTGGTGCAAGCGTTCCTTGATGTGTACGATTGGGAAGTGATCCAAGCCAAGACCAAGCTCGGTGATTTGTTCAACGATACGGATTACCTATCGCGGCACGCGCTCGACAAAAAGTTCCGATTCAGTGTGACAGCAGTACCCGTGCCTGAGTCCGGTGACTTTCGTATTGACTTGGCGAACGAGCAAGCAAGCATCCTGAAAACAGAATATCAGGAACACTACGAACGACAGATAAACCGAGCGATGGGTGACGTGTTCAATCGCACGCGCACGTATCTCGAACGTCTGTATAACAGTCTTGACTACAACGAAGGTGAGCGGCGCAAGAAGCTCGTGCAGGGTACGTTCGACAACGTGATGGACATGATTGACATGCTCAAAGCGTGCAACCTAACGGGTGACACCCAGATGGAAGCGATACGCTTAAAGCTCGAAGATCAGTTCCGTGGTATCGGTAGGTTACCCATATCACCAGAGGCGCTCAAAGAAGATAGTCACCTGCGTACCGAAACAAGATTGGTAATTGATGATGTCCTTAAGTCATTACCGTCATTGGACATGTAGTGCAGGTTTTCCGGTAACAAAACCAAGGAGGTGTCAAAAATGAGATACACAGAACGAGAGTTTGATCTGTGGAATCGTGACGTACCAAAACCAGTCACAGAGGAACCAACCGTGATCAACCGTCATCAAGCGTTCTATGAAGCGCGAGTCAGCGGTATGACAGCAGCGCAGCAGCGTGATCACATGTATATGTACACGAAGAAGAAAGAAGGGAGGCATTACTTCAAGCATATCGACACGCGGGAATACATGTCGTTCCCGATCCCACCAGATGGTGAGGATGTGGTCATCGAAGACGGTGAAGTGTTGCGTGGGTATGAGACGCGCATTGGGCACTTCAAGCTGTGCGAGTAACACAGTATGGAATTCCATACTAACAGGGGTGGGGCGTTAACCGGATTTTGCCCTACCCTAGTGTTTTACTCAGTAACGTGTTTTCGACAAGTAGGCTATATCGCCAATGTCGGAAGCCGGCTTTTACTATTTTTTAGTGTTTCATGTGGTAACAAAACAGTGGTAAACAACAGTCCAAGAAGGAGGACACAACATGGCTATGACAGCTAAAAGGATGTACGCGCAGTCACTTACTGCGTGCGAAGATATGATCGTTGCGATGGGTACGCAGCAGACCATACTGATGCAGGGTCACATGGGTATTGGTAAGACATCGATACTCAAATCTCTCGCGGAACGTCTACCGAATCACATACCCTGCTACTTTGACTGTACGACCAAGGATCTGGGTGACATCTCGATCCCCAACGTCATGCAGTTAGATGGCGCGGATTTTGTGCAGTACGTACCCAATGAGGAGTTTGGCGTACACACGGGCAAGCCGGTCATCCTGATGATCGATGAGTTCGGTAAGGCCAACCCAGCAGTTAAGAATGCGTTGTTACGTGTGATCCTCGAACGGCAGGTGGGTAACAAGCCGTTACCCAAAGATAGTATTGTGATTGCGACGACTAACTTGGGTGAGGAGGGTGTCGGTGACTTGTTACCCGCACACGCACTCAATCGCCTGACCGTCATCGAGGTAGCCAAACCCACGCCTGACGAGTGGGTCGAGTGGGGTATCGCCAACGAGGTCGATCCCATCGTGCTGGCATGGGCGCGTAACAACGACAAAGCGTTCGCAGACTTCCGTGATGTAGAAGACCCTGACGATAACGACTTTATCTATCATCCACGCTCACAGCGTGCAGCGTTTGTTACACCTCGCTCGCTCGAAGCGGCCAGTCATTGGTTCAAAGCGCGGGATCAGTTCGGTGACAGATCGTTGCAAGCGGCACTCATCGGTACCATCGGTGAAGCAGCGGGTGGTGACATGATGGCGTTCGCTCGACTAGCGGAGCAGTTGCCATCCATCGACTCAATCAAGAATGATCCGCTCAGCGCGATAGTGCCAACCAGTGCGGGTGCAGTCATGATGGTTGTGTATAAGGTGTTATCGACACTCGAACGTGACTGGGTTGACCAGTGTATGGACTACATGTTGCGCCTATCAAAAGAAGCGCAGGGTGTGTTCGCCAATGGTGTACGTGCGAAGAAGTACGCCAAGCAATCTATCGTCATGCAGAATCGCAAGTTCACGCAGTGGGCGATGGATAACAATTACTTGTTTACAGCAGACGTTAAGTAAGGAGGACTGACATGTTCGCACTTAATGTAACCTTGACCGCTGAACAGCGGATAGAGAAAGCCGTGATGTCTATCATGGCGCATGACACGTACGTGGGTTTGTCTAGCGTGCTGATGATTGGTACTCGCACCGTCGAGGATAATGTACCTACCGCGTGCACCAACGGGCGTGATGAGATGTATGGGCGTGCGTTTGTCGATTCGCTCACCGATGCTGAGTTACGTTTCGTGATATTACATGAGGCGTATCACAAGATGTACAGCCATCTGACAACGTGGAAACATCTTTACGACAAGCACGCGTTCTTGGCTAACGTGTCGTGTGACTACGTGATCAACGTGCAGCTAGTTGATGGCGATGCGGGTGAAGGGTTCATTGTGATGCCTGATATCGGGTTGTTCGATGCCGAGTATCGCAACATGGACTCAGCGCAAGTGTTCCACAAAATCTACGAGTCGCTTGACGAATCCCGAGGATACCGATACCGGTGGGTTTGCATACGGTAAGCCGCTCGATGACCACGATTGGGAGGGTGCTGAAGCGTTAACCGCTGAGGAGAAGCGTGACCTTGAACGTGAGATTGACGAAGCCATACGTCAGGGTGCGCTAGTTGCTGGCAAGTTGGGTAGTGGTGGTGCGCGTGACCTCGAAGCGTTACTCAAACCACAAATTAATTGGCGTGACGCACTGCGTGAGTTCATTGCTACTACGTGTGCCGGTAACGACTTTTCCACATACGCACGACCCAACCGGCGTTATCTCAGCACAGGTGTGTATCTGCCCAGTGGTATCAGTCAGCAGGTCAAGGAGTTGGTGATCGCCATCGATACGTCAGGTTCTATCCGTCAGCGTGACTTGACGGTGTTCTTGTCTGAGATCAAATCCATCTGCGATACCGTGCATCCCGAAGC